ATACCGCAGAATCCGAATACCTCCTCAAGTGGGCGGCTATTTGGGGCCTTGAAAAGACGGCATCTGTTGAGGCTACTGGGGATTTGGTAATCACTGGTACCAATGGCTCTACATGCCCCATAGGCACGTTGTGGGAAGATGCGGCAGGCATTGAATACGAGCAGGACACGGCGGGTACCATAGCTGGAGGTACGGATACGGTTACTGTTACGGCCGTAGAAGGCGGGGCTGACGGCAATCAAAGCTCAGGTGCCACACTCAGCCTTGTATCTCCCGTGTCGGGCATTGATACGGACGGCACAGTAACAGGATCTGGACTTACACAAGGCACTGATGAGGAGACGGATGCAGAGCTCCTTGCTAGACTTTTACTCCGGCTTCAAAATCCACCTTCTGGGGGCGGTCCTGGAGACTACGAAAGCTGGGCGTTAGAGGTATCAGGTGTTACGCGTGCGTGGGAGATTCCCAACGGCGATGGTACGGGAACCGTTGTGTTGTATTTCGTCCGAGACAATGATACGCCCAGCATCATCCCTGATGCTTCTGAAATCTCTACTGTGCAGGATTACCTAGATGCCGCGGCGCCGGTAACTGCTGACGTGAATGTTTACGCTCCCACAGAAAGCACCCTGGATTTTACGATATCAGTAACCCCTGATACTTCCGCCATTCGATCTGCGGTAGAGGATGAGCTAGAGGACTTGATTCTTCGAAAAGGAGAGGCCGATGGGTGTACAATCTACCTATCGCAAATCAACGAAGCGATATCCATTGCCACAGGAGAGGAAGATCATACGCTGACTAATCCGACGGCTGATCAAGTTTACACTACTGGTTACCTGCCCGTCATGGGTACTATTACGTGGGTGTGATATGGGTCTCGCAGAAGATGGCCTCCAGTATGCTCTAGCTGGCGCTATTGCGGATGGAACGTCCTACAAAATTGCGTTGTTGACTACGCTTCCTGATGACTACACCGGGACTAGTTTGGTCGAAGCTAGCGGCTCTGGGTATGCACGCGCTACTCATTCTGCGTGGGTCTCCGTGGAAGAGTCGGGGACGGGATGGTATAGGGCGAACAACGGAACCATTACGTTTAGCGCTTTGACAGGAGCTCTAACTGGGATCCTTGGGTGGGCCATTTACGACAACGCGGGGACTACGTTGATTGCGTATGGACCTACTACGAATGTGTCTGGCACCGCCACTACCTATAATTTTGTAGCTACGGATCAGCCTCAATTTGTGAGTCAAGAGCTCAAAGTAGGCATTAGCTGAGATGGCTACAGTAAGCATATACGGCGTAACGTGGGACGCTTCGACTGGCACCGCGATACAAGACGTAGTCAATGACTCGTATGTCGACGTGTTGAAGAAGCTGTTGCCAACTGGGGCTGCTTGGCAATTGGAGTCTGGTGGCAACTTTGAGAACTTACTCAGAGCTCTGAGCCATGCGTTTGTTCGTATTGAAAAGCGGGGGTTAGATCTTCTGAACGAATTTGACCCGCAAACGATGTTCGAACTCATAGCAGATTGGGAGCGTGTGCTGGGGTTGCCGGGGTCTAATCCAAGCCCTCCGAGCACAACTGCGACCAGGAGATCCGATATATGGGCGCGTTTGCTGGGCAATGCCGACCCCACAGCATCAGCAATGGAAGCTATCGCAACAGCACAAGGCTACACTGACGCGGAAGTTTCGCAACATGATTATCCTGTTTTTGTAGCGGGGTCTTCATGTGGAGCATCGATCAATAATACTGATTGGATGTACCTATGGGAGATGGTAACGCAACGGGGGGACGATGATGCGTTGTTAGAATGGTCGCTAGGAAGAGTGACCCCGCTGCATACTATATTGAAGATGTTTTGGCTGTCCGGGCCTTTGGTTTCTAAAACTGTCGGGACACAGAATTTGTTTGTTACGAAGTTCAAGGACACTAACAGTGATCCAAAATGGGTTGTTGCTGGGCTTGTTACTGATCTTTCTACAGCGGACGGGTACGCCCCTCCTACAGATACATCAGATTGGACCAGCAGATTTGGACAAGGATTGGTGTACCCACGTGGGTTAGCACATTGCCCTAATAAGTCTCCAAGTAATGGGGGGCAATTCATCCTTGTAGGTAATTCCAATGGAATCAAAACATCCCAAGGCGACTTATCAACATGGACCGCGCGCACTTCAGCCGGGGCTTACGTAGGCGATTTTACGGGAGTCACGGATGGTAGTGGTACTAATGTGGTAATTGTTGGCACTGAAGGCAACGGCCTTCGTGGGGAGATACAGTATAGCACAGATGGCGGGGATACATGGAACAATGCATCCATCACTGTGGCTCCTGATGGTAGTCCTGATGACTTTCAAGGAGTCGCATACAACGGTACAGTGTATTGTGCCATAGAAGAAAAGACTGTTTGGGTGACTAGTGACCCAACGTCATGGTCCACTTATTACGACCTTCCCATTAGCACGGGAACGGTCGTAGCTATCGCCGCTAATCGCGGAGGAGCCGGGAGTAACGCTTCCTTTGTAGTCATTACGGAGGACAGTATTTTACGCGGTAACGAGGACGGGACTTCATGGAACGAAGCTACTCCTACGTGGAGCGGTGTGACGTTTGTTGATGTCACATACGCAGGAGATAAGTGGCTAGTTTGCGCTAGTAATGGCGAGGTTTACGAATCTAGGTTTGGTGAAGTGTGGAGGGTTTTTGATCATACTAGCGGCACGCTTTACGGCATCGGAACACATTACCCATACACGAACCCTAGTGGAGACAATTACGTTGTTTGCAGTAGGCAGAATGGATCCGTAATACTTGGAAGGACGTAGCAACAATGCATAGGATCGATAGCACGAACGTTGAGGCTGATAAGCACGGCACGGGTAAGGATGGCTGGACGGAGGGGGAGCCGGGAGTTACCGCCGCTACAGAGACCACCGAAGACTGGTTCGACGCGGTACAGGAGGAGATCGCGTATGTAATTGAAGAGGAGGGCGTTACACTAAGCAAGACCAACCATCATCAATTACGAGACGGGATTGCTAGGCTCATCAATGCATCGGCAGGGCGTAGCATGGCGGGGTCGTGGGCTACCAAGACTGCAGCCGGATCTTACACTGGAGATTTTCAGTGTGTAGTAGAGCGGCTGATTGCATACAATGAGGATCGGGTTACTGGTGATCACACTACAATCATTGCTGCAGGAGAGACAGGAGAAATTCAGTCTAGTGATGATGGGGGAGAGACTTGGGCACAAGAAACTGCAGCGGGGTCTTATACTGGAACTTTTTCTGGCGTTGCTGCTAACACGTCATTATTCGTATTAGTAGGTGCAAGTGGGGAGATACAAACGTCTCCTACAGGAGCTACATGGACTCAACGTACTCCGGCTGGAAGTTTTTCTGGCGATTTTGGGTGTATTGCGTATGGGAATGGTACTTTTGTCACAGGAGGGACTACTGGAGGTTGGCAGTACAGCACCAATGGAACTAGCTGGACCCAAGCCACTACACCGCCAACGAATGCCGGGTATACTTTCATGGTATATGATCCTTACAATGAGTGTTTCATTGCTGGAGGCCCAGGGGCAGACTATTATGCACGTTCTGCGGATGACGGAGATACTTGGACAGAATTATATAACGATTCTTCGGGGAATGGACCTCTTTTCCTGGCTGTCTCAGATCAAGGTTATGCAATATCTTTCCAGGCGGATAGTGAAGGGGTGGCATCGACAAACGGTTTTACATCGGTCAATGGTAGCTACTACCCACGCATATACCCAAGTGCAGGGGTTTGGGCTCGCGGGATATTTGTAGTTTTTGGAGCACAATCGCCGCATGATGTTTGCTATGGGAGCGACCCGGAAAATGCTGCAGATTGGACTGAATTAGACATCAGTATCGCTGGCGGTAATGTGAATCAAGTTTGCTTTGCTCCCCTTTCTGGTAGGTTCGTAGCGGTGGGTGATTCTGGGTTAATCGTAGCATCCGCAAGAGGATGACAGGAGACGTGATGAGAAGTTTTGTTTTCGTAGGTTGTTTGTTGTTTGGTTCGGCTGCATGGGCGCAAGATGATGCGAAATTTTGTAACCTTGGAGTGGCGGGGGTTGTCGCCAAGGCAAAGCCACTCAACGGCACAGTAAATTTCAAATTCGGTCCACGTGCTTGTGGTAGATCTACATCTTCATATGGATACCTCGTAGTGGAGATGGATTACACCCATGACAATAACGGCAACGTAGTCCTGACATGCACTACTGGGCAAAGTGTTTCTACCGCCGATAAGGTGCCTCAAGTGTGCGGCTCCGTCACTGACGGAGTGTGTATTTTGGATGACGCTGGCATTGCGCAGAAAGCAGTGACGGGGGATAAGAAGTGGACTTTCCGGTTTGGTATTCGTGGGTACCGTGCATGGTCTTGCACCACCACCCATAGCGGAACACCTTCCGCCAGTGACATAGTCACAGAAAACGCATACCTTACGGACTAGGAGACAGCATAATGATCACGAGTATTCTGACTTTCGTGTTATTGACAGCACCGCCTATCTACCCGCCTGATTTCTACATAGATAGTATGTGTCAGATGGGTGGTTCTGCTGTGGCCGACATTGAAATGAACGGCTATGAAATTGTGTTGAACGCAGGCGACTCGCTGCATTTTGGGCCGAGAACAGCGTCGTATGCAATGGTGTACGCCACTGGGACGCAGGTGCAGATGAAACTGGGGGACGATTCGAATTATGCAGGTATCGACCTTGGCCTCACCCGTGTGTACCATGACCTGCAGCTCTATCATAATGACCTGTTCTTGAGCGCGAGTGGCGGTGGTGGGTCTACTGGGTTTAGACTTGGCACAAATCCGACGTATGACCAGGCAGTGGTTTCGTCGCATGCCGATTCCGGCAACCAACTATTGCTAGTGCCAGCGGCGTACCGGTCGAAAGATTTTGATGTAGCAGTGCCCACCGATCCGATTTTCTGTGCGTTTGCGACGGTAGACCCGGACTCGGACAACACGAACCACGCCTGCATGTCCCACAACCAAACAAACGCAGTTCTGACTGTCGGCAGCGGTTCGTTGGATGTATCGAGCGCTGATACGCTCATTCCTCCGCGGCAAATCAACGCCTCTCCAACAGAACCGGCGACATGCGACGCGTCAATTGAAGGCGCATGGCAGTATGTAGACGACACGGACGACACTGCATATGGTCGCAATTGTCAATGCGCAAATTTGGACGGGACGGGCTATGACTGGCGAGACATGGGCGATGTTGTCGGCACGGCGTGTCCTTTCTATTAGGAGTGCTGCTATGGTCTTGTTTGCGGTGCTGTTGCAGTGCACAGCAGTGGTCACGGAAGGCTACATCCAGGTAGGGGACTGTGAGGCGGAGTGCTATTGCGTCGACAGCGAGGTACTCTATGAGAGCGATGGCAGGATCGGCGTTGGCCGCACGTCCATGGACGCTGATCTTCACGTTGGGGGGACTGCGGCTTTTGATCGGGCAGTGAAGTTTGGTCATAACTCTCACATGGCACGAGCCACGTTTGCGTCGGGATACGGGACCGACGCATCGGCACGGGTGCTTTACGCAGAGCGGTTTGCCGAGACGGTTGTAGACGCTGAGACGGCATATGTCTTTAAAGATAAGGGCGAGGGGTCCGGTACAACGATGCTCGTGGGCAAGCACGCCGGCGACGGTACGGTGTTGCAGGTCCAACGCCGCTCAGGAGTTGAGACGACACTTGCGATCGCAACGACGCCAGAGGTGGAACTGGGCCGAAGTGTATGGGTGCAGCACCGAGGCCACGGGATAGGCATGACGTTTCAGAACGATGCGACTGGGTGCTTCGATGCTGATGGTGAGCCAGTTGATTGTCTAATTCACGATGAATCTGGACATCGCCGCAACCCAACCGCTGTGGTCTTTCCCGGGGGAGAACTTGCTGAATGGCGGTGTGCGAGCGACAACACGTGCTTTGATGTTTTTGCCGGTAATACAGGCAACGTCTACTCCGTACATGTTGTGGATGTACCGGGCGATTCCGGAGCCATTTACAGAGTCGATTATGAGGGTACCGCAAAAGATTACGTGGCCTACCTCGACTCAGGCGCCGGCACCATCCATCTGCGCGTCAGTAAAGAATTCGTGCGCGTAGGCGGTGGGACCAGAATGATCCTTTCGAGTGCGCCAGACCCCGGCGGCGCGCACGAGTTGCTCCACGTACAAGACGGTAACGTTCTGATCGAGACCGGCAATCTAACAGTGAGTGACGGTTACATCAAATTTGGCCGGACGTACCGCCAGCCGCCAGATGACGATTGTGCGGTGCAGGCCGACATCGGCAAAACCAAAGTCGAAGCGGATGAAGATGACGACGACCTATTGTGGGTCTGCGGGTCTGGCTACACTTGGAGATACGTGGTGCTGCAATGAGCAACTTGGAGCAAGTGCTGACGGCGGTCCTCGGAGCTATTGGAGGCGCAGGAACCTTCTGGGGTGCTCTGCTACTCAAGCGCGGTAAGAAGGATGCGCCTCCGCGGCAGTCTGGGCTCACCCACCGCATCCTGGAGAGCCTCCAGGAGCACACGCACTTGCTGCGCGAGATTCATATCGTTCTGATTGAGACGCGTGGGCAGCTCCGCGTGCTGGACAATGCACTCACGCACCTGGACCAGAAGGTCAATAGGCTACACGAGCGGTACGATAATGTATCAAACAAGAGGTGACACAATGAGCGCGGTTCCTAGAGACTCCAATGTCCATCCTCTGCAATGCCCTACGGATACCCGAGAGTGCACTTCTATGACTAAGCTCACGATTGAGGTTACCAACCTGCGTGCCACCCTGATGCAAAACCAGAGGGAGTTCAATGAGCGGCTCGCTCTGCAGCGCACCTGGATGGCTGGGCAGTTCACCTCCATAGCCGAGCTGATTCAGGAGACTCGGGAAGCTCTCCAAGAGCAGATGAGAGAGCTATGCAATATGGTTAAGCAATTGAAGTGAGGAAACATGATCGAGATGCCTAAAAATATTTCCGTTGCCATCGATCCAGGACATCCAAGCAAAGAAGGAGACAGAGGTTCAACCTCCCGGTGCGGTAGAATTAAGGAGCCAGACTACACCATGTATATGGGGCGCCGGCTGTTGCGTGAGCTGGATGGAACCCCCAGGGTCGATGCGTTCTTGCTCCGTACAGGGGACGGCGAAGTAGTACCTGTGCCGGAACGCGCATCGATAGCCGCCAAAGGCAAAGCTGATCTTGTTGTGAGTCTGCATGTGGATGCGTGGAAAAATCCAGCTACTTACGGCGGCACTATTCTGTATTGGCCTACCAATAGTGTGACGTGCGCTATTGCTAATCAGATTGCCAGTTCGTGGCCGCCTCCATTACGCCGCACTCGCGGTGGGTCCCCAGCTACGAAAAAGGATTACCCGCAAGCTTACAATGTGATTCGCACATACGGACAACTGGATACCGTGTTGTGCGAGATGGGTTTTGCGTCGAACGTCGATGATGTAGCAGCGATGCTTGAAGATTCAGTTCAAGCAATGATCATTGGTGCAATCAAACAAGGTATACTTCTACGTGTGCAGCAACTCGAAGCTGGCCATTTGAAGAGGAGAAAAAGGTAATGCAGCAACCGCAACAACAACAGATCGTGGAGATGATTTCAAAGAGCAAAGGAGTGCGTGCTAGAACGTTTCTGCTTGTCCTAATCATCATCGTAATGCCGTTCATCATAGCGAGTGTTATGCGATGGTTCGATCATGTAGATGTCGAATCTTGGCGATTCGCAGTGTCAACAATGATCGATTCCACAAAATGGATTTTTGGACTGTGGGTAGCGAAGCGCGTTGGCGACAAATGGGCCGGAGCTCAACTCGTGAAGGCATCCAACGAAGGTCCAAAGTAAGTAGTATGCTGAAAGCCATAACGAAGTCATGGCAATGGATCGTTGCTGTGCTGGCTGGTGTAGCTGGTTTGGTGCTGCTAGCCCTAGGCAAGAGCAACGAAAAGGTAGGTGAGGACATCAAGAAGGAGGTGGCAGATCTAACGGATGACTACACCGAAGCCGTAGAAGCCAACGGAAAGTCGGATACAGCCGCCGCTGTAACTACGGCAAAAGATGCTTTAGAGGCTGCGGATACCCATGTTGAGGAGTACGCTAATGGAAGTCCTAGTGATGTTGCTGACTGGGCTCGTTCAAATCGCCGACACAGATCTTGAAATAGTCAGAGACACAGACGACTTGTGGACCGCGCCAGCAGTTTCCCCGCTCCCTTCAAATCTACCACCCCCACAAATAGCTCCAGCGGAGGGCCAATGGTATCCCAACGAAGATGCAGAGCCATGGGGTCCGGGAGTCTTCTTACCTATGGAGCTCAACCTAGAGCTTCGGAAACAAAGCCGCGCTTGCGACAAGCTACCATGGGTCTTTCAAACGCAACTCGACCAGCTAAAGCGGATAACATTGATCGAGATCGAGCACGCCGCAAATCTAGCTGCAGCGAAGGAAAGAGCAAGGTGGCTGAAGGGTAGTGTGGCGCATGAATCCGGATGGCTCGATCGTCTGTGGCAAGCGTTGGAAGTGCCAATCATTATCGTTGGAGCCACCGCAATAGTAGGCCTTAGCTTTGTGGCAGGGTGGCAACTGCGTGGTGTATTGCAGTGATTAGAGTGGTCTCATTCGCTCTCGTCATCTTCGTCGGTTAAGTGATGCTCCCAATTGCTTGGGGCTTTCATGTAACACGATATACATGGTTCACAGCTTGAAAGAGACCCAACGTGTTTACAGTACGTACAAGACCCAACAACTGTAGGAACGGATCCTTCCTGTGAAACGTCGCCACGATCAAGCTGCATCCAAAGTTCGCGGGCTACATCTATACTCCATTCTGCTAAAGCATTACGTGTTACGATAGGCCTGGTGCTCGCGACGTACGCAGCCGTGATCGAAATAGCGGCATGTTCTACAAAATCTTTCTTACTCATTTGAACCCTCTCTTTCTTTGGCCTTGGTAATCAAGATGTCGAGCTGTCGCTGAATCTCTTCATCGTAGACATCTTCACTGCATGCAGCGGCGGCATCAGCAACATAAATTGCGGCAACGCCAGCGGCATCATCAATAGCGAAATCAGCGGCGCGAACAGCAGCATACGCAGCGTACGCAGTTCCTGTATATGTAAAATCAGCATCGACGACAACATCAGAAACGGCATCATTATCAGCAGCACGCGCAGCACTACGAACGGCGCAGGCAGTCTTTTCGTCAACCGCCTGCGGCAGACTTCTCAAAGCTTCGGCGTGCTTTGATAGACCTAAAACCTCCATAGCTTCCGCGGCATGAAAGCGAGCACGGTCGACCCAAATCCATCGGGTTTCTGGTAGCGCGTGGCACCCCACCCAAATACGATCAGGCGAAGAGATGTCTGTACACTGTAGAAAATCTACCAAAGACACTGACTTACTGCCTTTGAAAATTTCTTCAATATGCTTGCGAAGCCATTCTCCGCATGGATTCCACTCCATGATCTGATCTACTGTGATGTTCATGATTCTTCCTTCTCCTTCGCCAATGCGATCAAGATGTCGAGCTGTTGCTGAATCTCTTCATCATAAGCCTTTTCGTAGGCAGCATTACAGGCATCAACAGCACAAGCCGTACAGGCGGCACAGACATTGGCGGCATCAAATGCAGCGTCCACAGTACGTCCATCACAAGCTGCATATGCTGTGTATGCAGCAACTTTTGCAGCTTTAGTGGCATCGACTGCACAAAAAACCCCAACAGAAAAAGCCGCAATAGCCGCATGATCAGCAATAGCCACGACATCACGAGCGGTCGTCTCATCAACTACCTGCGGCAAAGATCTCAAAGCTTCAGCCGCCCACTGAAGCCCTACATCCTCCATAGCATCGGCAGCGTAGAGGCGAGCGCGATCAACCCAAGTCCAACGGGTCTCTGGTAGCGCATGACAACCAACCCAAATACGATCAAATTCAAAAAGCCCCATACACTCTAAGATCTCAACCAATGGGATTGACCCCCGCCCACCGAAAAGCTTCTCAATGCGTACACGTGGCCAATCCTTGCAGGGCTTCCACTCCATGATCTGATCTACTGTGATGTTCATGATTCTCCTCCACAATTTGGATCCCGCTCATAAAGCTTTTCTTCGAGCTTGGCTTGTCGCAGCCATTCACCGCCTTCGTGCCAGTATCTCTCTACACCAGTCTTGGCGTGGATCATCTCGTGCACAAGGCCGGTGTGGCCCAGGCACGCAGGATCTTCCTCCTCCTCATGTAGACGAATCAACATCTTGCCCCCGGGAAGCTCAGCAAGGCCATCCTGATTGCGGCACCAAGACTCATCCCATTTTGTCCAATCAGGTACTGTTCCTTCGGGGCACGAAAACCCCCACCGAGCAGCGGTGAACCAAATTTCAAGATCGAATTCTAGGCCCTTGGGCCAGAGCTCATCGGCAAGCCAGTGGATGCTAGGCTCGTGCACCGGGTGCGACGTCGGGTTGTGGATGATGATCGACGGCGGTCCACAAGAAGTGAGCAACAGTATGGCGGCGAATCGCATGACGTAAACCCCTCTGTAGGTGGGCAGGGCCCTGCGGGCAGGCTTGGGAGGGAGACCAAGCTACGCCGCACACAGGACCCGAACCCTCAAGTCTACAGCTCCCTCAAGCTACCTTCTGCGATTGTACAGATAAGTAGCACGCACCACCAAGTTACCTACCTCCTCATCTGAGATCAAGAGATTTAGAGCAGCCATCACGATTTTTCCCTGCAGGCACCAATATGCTGCGTCTACGCCGTAACTTCCTTTCAGAGGATTACGCAGATCAGTAAAGCTCTTTCGCAAGCTGAGCATGGCGCGTCCTCGGTATGCTTTCAGCTTCAAGAGATTTACCACGCCTTTCCTGTGCTTTCGTGTACGGTGGTGGTGTTCAGGTACCCATTCTCACCAGTGACTAAGTCAGTCCAAGTCACAAAGACTTCCGCAGAATCAAAAGCTCTGCGTGCGCTGCAAACTTCTCTCCTCGCCCACCGCTCCGCCAGGTCTACATTCTGCGTGGAGTACACACAGCAATCCGGACCACCATCTTTGCGTAGCTCGACACGATAAGCTAAATCTCCATCGCCATGGAATGTAATTCTTTTGAGATTCAAATCCACTTCGCTCCGCTTGCGTCGTAGAAAATCGATCATCGAGAACATAATACCCTCCTCTTGCGAAGGTGAGAGCAGGGCCGCCTACACTGCAGCAGGGAGACCACAGTGTAGCCTGCCATCCGCGGGGCGGGGGTAGGCCTGCAATGGCGGCCTCGGCGACCCTGCTCTCATAGCAAAAATTCAGCGCTGCTCACCCCTCCACACCACCGCATCGGCGGACCAATCACCATCCGGCGGTACCAGGTACCCACCTTGGCCGGCATCCTCTCCCTGGACGATGATCACAACCGAATGAGTCGGACAGTCCGCACAAATTTTCTTGGCGCGCTCCACCGCATCATCTGCACTCCGGAACCGGGCCAGTGATACTACGGAACCATTCTGGTCGCACGAAAAGACTGCGTATAATGGATCTGACATGGCTTCCCTCTCTTGTGTGTGTTTCAGGCGGCGATGCCGCCGTCGATCTCGGTCCAGCAGGAGGCGCCGACCAGCGCGACATGGGTTACCAGATAGCCGGTCCCCAGCAGGACGGCGGCTTTGGTCACGGCGATGTCGGCGCTGTGGGCTGCGGTGCGCAGTAAAGTCTCGGTCCCGGCGGCGTCAATGGCTCTTACGGCGTAAGCGTTCATTTCAGGCTCCCTACTTGGCTTGTAGCGCGGCGCGGAGCTCGCGGGTGGCGGCGGCGAAAGTCTTGGCGGCGTCGTGGGCGTCCGCTTTGACGTTGGCAATGGCGATCTTGTCTTTGAGGCTGAGTGTCATCGTGTCGTCCCTCCGTGTCATGCCTTCTTACCTTGCACCCGTCGTGCCATCTCCGCTGGCCGTCTCTGCTGCCTCGGTGGGCACCGCTAGCCTGGGTTGGTCACTCACCTGGGTGGGGATTACCCCCAAGCCGCTCTTCGTCCTGTATAGCTCTTTCGATGTACGCCTGCAGAGTAAAGGCGGCTCCGGTGGAATACGTCGCACGCTCCACCGCCTCCGCCGACCACGCCTCCGCATCCGCCTCCGCATCCGCCTCCGCCGCCAACCATGTCGCTCGCGCCGCCGCCCGCGCCTCTGCATCCGCCGCCAACCACACCGCCCGCGCCGTTGCCCGCGCCGCTGCATCCGCCGCCTTCGCTGATCGATCTGTACCCGACAGCCACGAGTGCGCCCATTCATGCCAGGACTGGCACTGGGAAGTGGGCATCACCCGCTGCACTGCATAAATCGCCACCCGCACCCGCACCGCTAGAGGGAGCACGGGTGGCGTGATGACGCGGTGCACGGTCAGGGACTGACAACCAACCTTTGTACCGTCGTCCGCCACAACGTCGCCATCAGCTTCCCACAGGAGGCCACCGGGTAGATAGGCGGCGTGGATAGAATCCATAAATACTGCGATCTCTGGAGTGCGGTAGGCGTGGTAAACGCCTGCGCTGCAGAGCTCTGTCCCGTCGAGTTTCGGCGGTGGTGCGCCAGGGATCCACGCCACGGCCTCGGGTTGCCCACGCCGAGTGTAGCTGTCAGCGTCTGTCAGCTTGTAAAGCTTCATGTCTCCCTCTCCGGCAATAGTGCCGAGCGACGCCCCCGGTCTCCCAGGGGCGCCCTCCGTGCTACTGCGCGAGCACACCAAAGCGGATCAGGGCCGCGCGGATCTCGGCCTCGGCCTCGCCACCGTACTCACCATCGAGCGATGCGAGATCATCGAGCTCGACTACCGTGTACCCGCCATTCCGGATCTGCTCTTCCGTCGGTTTGAGCACCGCGGCGGATTCCGTTCCCTCCCACCCTTCGGTGGTCTGGTCGCGAAGCCATGCTGCGATAGACTGCGCGCACGCCGAGGCCGTCCTGGCGTCAAAGTCGCCGCCCCAGGAGCCGAGCTGTAGGGTAGCCCCGCCGCCGTTGTCCAGGATCAAGCGGGCGCGGGGAGGATCCTCGCGTACCTGACCCGTTGCAACATTGATCTCTTGAGCCGCCTTTTCGCGGTAAGCGGCCAAATCATCCCCGCTGCAGGTCGCGCCTTGGTCCAGACACTGGGTCTCTGCAGCGATTAGCCAGTCCCTGACGCTGGCGTAGCACCCCTCGCCGACTTCATCGATGACGCCCTCTGGGTCGCGGTATGGGCCAACCACCATATCCCAATACGCGCTGTAACTGTCGATCCGTGCGTGGGTGTCGGCTTCTGCGGCTGTCGGGGTCTCGTCGAGTTCCACGATGACCAAGTCTCTCGTAGCTTCGCCGATTGACAACCCCACGACATCGCAATTTTCTGTGAAGTCGTCATAACCCGCATCCCGGGCCATGGCGTTGAGCGCTTCTTCTGGCGAATCCGCATTGTAGGTGCCAAGGTCCGCTCCACTGGTGCGATTGCTGATTCGATAAGTTGTCATGTCTCTCTCCCTCGTTGACGTTGCCTCGATCATGAATACAGTATACGGTAATCAACTGGACTCGTCAACAAAAAAAATCACTCAGGCGGCTTTTTTTGCGCCGGGGAATCCAGCGTATCCCTCAAGGCATCCAAGATCTGCCGTAGGGCCTCAGATACCGTCTTGCACTGGTATGTGTCACGCCAGGTGTGGATAGCAGCGATCTGCTTATCACTCAACAAAGCCGTAATGCGGGTGTACCCAACCCCAAGGCTCGGCCGGCCAGAACCGGGACGTCTACCGCCATGACCCATGATGTCTCTCTCCCTCTTGTGTCTGACAGACACATTGATCCTTAATGCACTCCACGTGCCAAATATTGAGCACGTAAAAACAACTACTTACGCTCATACCACCTTCAAGAATCCGCACATTTTTGCGGACCGTGACACGGTTGTCACTACACTTCATGATCGCAGACCCACTCGGCTGTGATGCGATAGAACTCGGCATGTTTGGAGACATACTCCGGACTTCTCCGGAAATTCAGGCGGCGATTCTTGCCGCACGTGGGGCAGAATGGGCATGTCTCGCAGAAGAAAATGTCTCGGCGGAGCTGAGCCTCCGCGCGCTCCGCAATTTGCTGAAGCACACTCGGGTCGACGATATGGTCCCCTACGTCCACTTTGATTCTGGCGTGATGACCTTCGATGGGCGTCGGAGCGCAAGGGTCCGGTTGCGGAGCGGCCGTGCTCGGCGGGGGCGCGGACTCTGAGCTTGTGGTTTTAGGTATCCAATGCTTGCGGCGGCTGTAGATGATGCACTCGCTCACCTTGTCGGCTCCAATGCCGCAACTCCCATCTTTGCGCTGCCTGGCGCAATTGCCACAACTCATCTGTACGGCACCGGTGCGCGGAGCTCTCCAGTTGGAGCAAGCAGCGACATGGGCCTCGGCCGGAGTGCAGTACAATGTGCATATGATGAGGCCAGAAGTGCTGTCCTCGAAGTAGTGGCAAGCACCGCAAGTCCTGCCCGGCGTTGATGCTAATGTGACGGCCTTTGGTTCCCATTGCTTCCAATGCTTTCTGTTGTGCGGATCAGACGCATGGCATTCGGCTTCTTCAGCTGGGATTAGGATGCAGCTTTGAGCTGGACCCATACAGTGTGCACAAGTGCCGCAGGCGGTCGATGTTGTGGTGCTCATCTTTCTTACTCCTCCCATCCGAGCTCCGCTTCGACGTCGATTCCGTAGATTTCGCAGAGCAAAATCGCTGTGAGTAGAACGCTTTCGTTGGTTGGGACGCCGTTAAAATAGCGCCCAAATGCCCCGCTCGGTCCTGTGCATACTGCCCCTAGCGCTTGGTACGCAACACACTGCAGACAGTCCGGTTGTCTGGTTACACACCCACCTGCTAGCCGGCACAGAGAACATGCGCTAAAGAACGAGCGCGGGTATCCCTCTCTGTCGATGACAACAACCGCGGCCCACCGTTCTACAGTCTCAAGCAAAGCTCGCTTCTCTGCTCGCGTTGCTTTCATGGCTCTTGCTCCTCGTAGCGCAGGGCCATCGCGCGGCGGGCCAGCTTGTTGTACTCGTCCGACGATACAAGCTGAAGATCATCCATAAGCTGAAGTTTGCAGGCTAGGCCATACGCTGCGCGCATCCTGAAGCGGCGCCTCGAACGCAAGCGAATGAAGCTACGACGGAGGTTCTTGAGCGCCTTTTTCCTGGCTTGTTCTCGATTGAAGTCCGGCGCTGGTTCCTTGGGAGCTCCCCGCTCCGCTTCGAGCTTGGCGATGCGCTTTTCCAGATGCGCAAAGTTCTCATTGATTGTCTCGAAGACCACGCGGGTATGGTCGTATGTCTGTAGTTTGAGAATCATTTGTCTTCCTCCCCCCAGGACCAGATTAACCGCAGTGTACGGAAGCTATTTGGAGAATCTCCATAGTATGATGTATTCCATCTTACGGTGAACTTATGCAGCAGAACCGCTTTTACTCGACCTAAAACCAATTTCTCCGTCTTGTGCATAGACAACTTACTTGGACGCCATGAGTGGATACCGGATGCCCTCCACCTCGTGTATTCTTGTGGCAGTTGCTCTACCACTATATGGGCTTCAGTTACTGGTTGGTTCAGATCTCGGTTGATAGCATACTCTGTTGCTGCGTTGATTGCTTCCAACATTTCCCGCAACAACTCCGCCTCCCAAGTGTCTTTCTTGACTTCTCTCTCCTCGGTAATGGCGCGTTGCTTCTCACGAACTTCTTGTGCTGTCATGATTTTCATTCGGCATCCTCCCCCACAATTTCTTGGGCGCGATTTATAAGCGCAATCGCTTCCTTGTTTGAAATAATACCAATTTCTTTACATACCTCAACAGAGCCTATGAGTTCGTGGCACCACCGACTTCTTTGATGCTTGCAAACGTAGCAGTTTCGTAGCCACCAAAAATGATCCCTCAAATGCTCTAACACCACAACACGTGAATCTTTCATGACATAGCATCCTCTGCTGACATGACTTTCACTTCGGCACTATCGCGGTCCAACTCGTCCGCGTACGCCAAACGGCATATCGCCAAACCAGCTTCGCTGAACTCTTTAGATGCAGTCCAGAATGCGTACACGGAAGCTGGGTCTCCTTCGTCGTAGGCCGCTTGTGCATCCTTGAAATCCGCTTGAGCTTGCCTGAATTTTCCAACGACATTCTTTACCAGACTTTCCGGGAATCGAGTTGGCACTGGCATTACGCGAAAAGCTAATCCTTGAAAAGGTTTCATGTTGCGATGCTCCATGCGCGTCGGTAGAGAGCTCTGCTCTCAGTGGGGGATAGGAGTCCAAGTTGATGCCCGCTCCTGATGGCCCCCATTAATTCCACTGCAGTGTCTTTGATGTCTTCCGGGTCAACGAGACGGTGCAGGTCGCCGAAGTCCATCCGGATGGACTCCAGCAACCGCCGTCGCTGCAGCTTACCTCTGAAAAAATCGTTCAAGCGTTCGTTGCAGGCCATGCACCTCAAGCTGAGCAAGGCCACGGAGACAGTTGTGTCCACCTTGCCTTCGCGGTCCCTCTTCGAGAGATAGGAGATGTCCGGCATCTCGTATGGTGAGTGATGATTCATACCTCGATACATCATTTCCTTGGCGAGGGCATCATGCCGTCTCTTCATGGCCAGCGGCTCAATCTGACCATAGCGCCCCTTGATGGAATGTTGATTGACGAAGCTGCCGCGATGTTTGTGTATCTCGCCATGCTCTCCGTTCAGATGCAGGTCGCAAAGGCACTCGGGACTAACCATCCACATACGCATAGCTATTTTCTCTCCTTGGCGAGCTGAATCAGGATCGCAAGTTGTGCTTCGAGTTCTTTCCCCCAACCTTTCCAGCCCCTCACGTAGCGGGCGGCGTCCAAAGCGTAGAGGTGGGCAGCGTAGGCTCGCGCTCCAGGGAACCAACTAAAGTTGTCAGCGCACTCGGCGGCGTCGATGGCCGCATTTTCGGCCGCCTCTTTGTAGTCCTGTGTAAGTTCAGTGGATTCCTCGGCTTCGGTGGCATAAGTATCAGCTCGGTTTATCCAAACTTGGATAGTTTCGGGGAACACGTAACATGCTACCCAAATGCGGTCAGAACGTGGTATGTCGGGGGCCACCAGGATTCTCTCCAACGACACCGGCGCGCCCCCCATCATTTTCTCGATGCGCTCACGAGGCCAGCGTCCACATGGGTTCCACTTCATGATCTGATCAACTGTGATGTTCATGGTTCCGTCCTTGGGCACACGTAAATGATCGAATCATCCGTGATCGTGTGCAAACAATGGAGCTGATCATGGTCCCTGATGATGACTATTTGACCCGACAACCCCATTCGATTTCTGGTCAAAACACACTCATCGCCATCAGGCGCCAGCACCATTTGACGTATTGCTAACCCGATGAGCGTAAACCCAGTAATGATGAGTAGGAAACGGATCATAGTTCACTCCTCTCCTTCCACTCGTACGGCAGGATTGTGGTCTTGTACTTGTGGCGGCGCACTGCTGGTCGGGGGATTACCGTGCGGCGTGGTCTAATCAGAACTTCGCCCCGTCGGTAGGCCCCACGAGTAGCAATAACCTTAGCTTGAATGGCTGTCTTCGTGTCGCTGAAGTCATCCACACCTCGGACAAAACCACTGCCGAAAGTTTTCACCGGGATAAGGCCACTGAATGTGTCGAGGTACGCGAGGTCGCCAACGTACGCGGTTATCATCACGTTCTCTCCTTCCACTCGTAGGGCCGAATCGCGATGAGCTTGCCCTCTTTGCTTTTCACTGCCCTTCGTGGTGCCACGGAGGTGAGTGGGACATGCAGAGTCTCTCCCCGGCGGTATGAGCCACGTGTGGCGGTGACTCTGACCTCCATTACGCTATTTTTATGGACTTTGCCGTCTTGTGCGGCATTCTTACCGGCAACAAAATGCCAGTCTAGAGTCTTCACAGGCACCAGGACTACGGTGGATGAGAAGAGGTACGCGAGGTCGCCAACGTACGCGGTTATCATGGTGCCCTACCTCCTACCGCTGAGTAGCGTCATGACTTTGCCTTCAAGCCATGGTTCATCGCTGCAGGCTTGGATTTCGAGAGTGCCGTCGAAGCGCACGACTCCGTCGATGGTCAGCTTCTTCAGAGAAACGGATCCCTCCTCTCTTATGAAGAACGCAAGCTGAAAGCCCCCGTCCTTGCCTTTCGGTCCGGTCCGCAAGGACCGTGCTTTGCCGTCCACTGTCAGGTCGAGCCAAAAATTTGGCACTGCGCGTGGCATGGCGTCCTACCTCCACCCTCGAAGGAGCGTGATGCTCTTGTCTCTAAGTTCTGGCTCATCGCTGTCTGCGCGGATTTCGAGAGTGCCATCAGAGAAGACAAATGCTTTAATGCACAAGCGCTTCTCTGAGACGTTTTCACCTTCTCTGATGAGAAAGTGCAGTGTGAAACCTCCATCCTTGCCATTCGGACCGGTCTGCAGGGACCGTGCTTTGCCGTCCACTGCCAAGTGTAGCCCAAAGTTCCTCAGTTCGCGTGGCATGGTTCATCCCTCCTCGTCCTTATCTCGTCTCTCCCTACGGATTTGGGCAACAAGGGCCGCCGCTTTTGCTCGCAGATGACTTGCCATTTTCTCGGCATTGCCGGATTCTTCTACCTCCTTGAGAATCTCTTCATCTGCCATCGCTAGGATGTCATCAACCCTTTGTTCTGCTACCGCCGACAGAAAACGAAGTCGCTTTTTTGTATTCATCAATTCTCCTCGTCCTTCTCACCACCCTCGCTTACCCACCACGTATTAATGTCGTGGCTGATACAAAGGCGGCTCCCGTCCGGGAATATGTAACATTGAAATGTAACACATCCAGTATCCGAAATGACTTCTTCTTCTGCCAACTCCCCAAAGAGTCCTTGACAAAGGCGGGCTACGAAACTTGGTGCGGCATCACGGGCCAGGACAGCATAGAGCTGTTCGGCGGTGGTTAGCGGTTCGTCCGCAACGTGATCGACAGAAATATCAATCGAACAAGTTTCGTCAGCCACTACTTGATCATCGACCAGCTTTAGCAGCGTATCTTTCAGGGTCTTCCCTGCATAGCGACACATGCGGACTCCGTAGGTATCATAGGCCACGGCGTAGTGGACAGTCTTCTTTGTCATGTCTCTCTCCCTCCTCAGAATGCCATATCGTCGCACAGCATGCTGACTTCGAGTTCCTCCGCCGCTTCCGCTCGAAAGGCTCGAAGCTTCTCGGAGGAAGGAACCGCTGTCGCGGCGAGCCGATACTGTTCAGTGCGAATCAAGAAAGGCTCGATGTCTTCGATGCCCCGTAGGCTATCCTCAGAGAAGACGACATCATCCGGTTCGTCTTTGCCGAAAAGAATGGCCCAATACTGCTCGTAAGTCTCGATTCTGGGATAAATACTCATGACTGTGTCTCCCTCCTCAGAATGGCTTGTCGTCGTCCAGCATGGCGGCGTGCAAGTCTTCAGCGGCTATGATTCGGAACTTCACGAGCTTGGTGAATGTGCATTGTGCTCCTTGGGCGAAGGCCTCCCGCTCTGCGTCGAGCACGAAATGCCTGATGTCGTCAGGAGTGCATAGGCAGTCATCGTCGGCGACGACATCCGCAGGGTCTCGATGCGGGCCAAAAACCATGGCCCAATACTGCTCATAAGTCTCGATTGTGGCGTGGTTGCTCATGACTGTGTCTCCCCTTCATCTTCGAGAAGCGCGAGCACTTCCCTGTACGTGCCCACTTGCTCTCGGTACTCGGGTGGCACTTCATGGAGTTCATAGCTAGAGAAGAATCCCAGCAAGAATCCCATGCGCCAGAAGCCGTTCCGGCCGTCCCTTTGCTTCTCTGTCTCGGTGTAGTCTTCCGTCTCGCACCCGTTGGAGTAATTACCTGCAGCGAAGCCGGCATCAATGCAGCGGCGGTCGGTGGTGGTCAGTTCGCCAAAGCGCTCGATGATTTCTTTCGCTGATCTCATGGCTGTGTCTCCCCTCAGAGAAAGATATGCAACAGGTCAATCTTGGCATCATCGACCGACACCCCTAGCATATCGCAGAACTCTACGAAATCTGCATAGCCGGCCTCACGGACCATGGCGTCGGCGGCTGCATCCTCAGTGTCGGCCGGGTAGCCGCCGACGTATTTACCGCTGATGTTGTTGTATATATGATAGATCTTCATGTCTCTCTCCCTCCGGCAATAGTGCCGAGCAACGCCCCCGGGATGTCCCAGGGGCGCCCTCCGTGCTACTGCACAACCGACGCCCTGGTTGGACGTGAGAAGAAGCCAAAAAATTGATCTTTAGCCGTCACCTGCGCCGTAAATTGAACTGTCTTCCCCCGGAGAATACCATCTACGCTACAGAGACTTTGCGGCAGGGTGCCCCATACCTTCGCACCTGTGGTCAAGAGCACCAGCATTTTGAGCGACGTTCCAAAAAATTCCTCCCGCGCTTGAACAGATAGGATACGCCCACAAAGCTCTTGGCGACCATCTGTAAGTGGCGTTCTCTCAGGGCAGTCATCCAACTCATGGTCGCCGTGGCAGTGATCGCACACCTTGGGGGCTGTTTCTTCGGCCGCAAGCTTGTACACGAGAGCGATTTGCTTGTCGCTCAGGGTGCAGAACTTCTCAAACCGCCGCTTGATGTCCCCCACAATGCGGTGGGGTGTCTCCAACGCTTTTTCAAGTCCTTCATGGGCCTCCAAGAAAGCTTTGCGCTTCTCAGCGTTGACGGCTTTTTGAGCGGCGATCGCGGCGGCCTGAGCTCTGCGCCCTGCTTCGAGCTCGAAAGCACTACGATCTGCAAGGAGGCCATACTTGGTGCCGCAGATATGTCCTACGTGGATATGCTCGCCGGTCGGCTCATGCCGCCATACCTCGCCGTAGACAAACTGTGCCCCGCAAGCCGTGCACTTTCCGGTGGTCCCGTGGCTCGCGAATTTCGCCTTGGCGACCTGCATAAGCCCTACGACGCAACACTGACCATCCGCATCATGCTGGCCGTCTACATGACGTACGGCGGTACGATCCCACTGAGATACAGGGTGGTCGTCCTTATCGTACCCAACTCGGCGGTCGAACGTGCAGTTGATCCCAAATGCCGGTACGGGCCACCCATCCTTAGTAGTCCCGCCGTTGTAGCTCAGGACGTGGGTGTACTCGGCGGGGATGATTGCACCTTTGCGGTGAGGATCGGTGCGTTTCTTTGTGCTCATGTCTCTGTCTCCCTCTCTAGGCTAAGCACGCTAATACCTAATGCACTCTCCATGCCAGATATCGCGCACACGAAATCAAGTACTTACATCCAAAACACACCTGAAATCTCGCACCTTTTTGCGGACCGCGACAGGGATGTCACTACACTCCGCGCTTACCAATCCAGGTCATCAACAACCGTGCCATCCGGCGCCACAAAAATCCCGATCGTCGACTTGCAGGTGCAGTGATGCTGCTCAAGCCGGATGTCGGTATCGATCATATCCTGGTACCCGCCATCGGCGAGGGCCCGGAAGCCTTCGAGGTCATATTCACGACCACAACAAGGACAAATCTTGATCGTCATGATTGTCTCCTAAGCTCATCCTCAAGGCGAGCTCGCTCGTAATCCAAAGCGTATGCGTCACCAAGTGCATCCATAGTCCACGTAAGGCCGGTGCCTTTGAGGCGCCTGATGGAGGCATCAATTTCTTCGATGCGGTGAAGAATGTCTTCTGTTCTGTGTGGCAACGTCATGCCTTCTTACCTTGCAGACTGCGTGCCATCTTGGCTGGTCATCTACGGCCTGTCGGTGGGCACCGCGGGCCTGGGTTGGTCACTCACCTGGGTACAGATCGCCCACGGCGGCTGCAGCACCACAAATTGTACACTCTATCAAGCAACGCCCCGGCGCGCCCCGTGTCACGGTCATACGCCTCTCCCTTCCAAGTACCGTCACACGTCATGATAGATATCCGCACGACCACACCCCCACGGGAGACGATCTGCGTGACATCCGCGTCCGATAGTGTCACAGTCTCTACTCCGCTATCTGGATCTACGCTCAGCAACATCATTGGCTCCTTTCCGGTTTCAAAATATACTCAGTGTATTTATCGCAAAGGTTTAGGCGGCGGAGCTGGAATATCCTTGAGCTGCGAAGGGCGAGCTTCGGACACCGAATGCACTCGTCGAGGTGGGGGATTCATCCCTTTGGTGCGGAGCCTACTACGATATACTTGAACATAACGCCGTTTGCTTTCCGGAAGATCGAAAGCCTCTTGCACCTGTTCAAAGATCTCATCATCGGTATACAGCCCCTTCATGATCAGATCTTGAAACATCGCCGCTGCACTACGACGCGGTTTGCGTATCACCTCCGCCCGAGCACTGCCCATCTGGGCCTTCACAATCTTTGTCGTATCAGACGTAGTCTCTTGCACGTGCATAGCTTCAAGGGCCCTTTTCCGTACAGCCGATGGCACGTCAACCAAAGTCGCTAGCATATTGAGAGTCTCCTCCGTAGCTCCGTGCAGTTGAGCAAATTCTAGATACAGCATCGCCGCACGGCCAGGCGGATACTCGGGGGACCCTTTATATTGAGTATCGAACTGCACTTTGCGAAGTGTACGAACTTCCAACCCATCAGAGCTGTATGGGATGTAGATAACCTCCGAACCCCCACTCATCTTGAGAGCGGTGTTTCCTTTTTTGTCCTGTACGAGCAGCGCTTCAGAACGCGCGGCAGCTTGCGCTTTTGTAGGCTCCTTCACGTCTACGTTTTTGCGGAATTGCTTCCCGAGATGTTCGCGCAAGTACACACCGCATTTCGTCGAGTCAATGTGTACCGCCAACTCCTGAACGTCGAACTTCGTAGCGCAATGGGGGCATGCAAACTTGAGTTGCTCTTTGCTCGGCATACTAACTCCTAGATCTTCGAATGTGTGCTTTGAGAGCCTTGAAAAGCGCGTCCTGGCGACGTTGCTTTGCACGTAGTACGGAAGCTACAACTTCGTCTAGCGTATCTCTTGCGATCAAACGATGCACGAACACCCGCTCTGCAGTACTACCATGGCGGTACACTCGGCGAATCGTCTGATCGTACATCTCGAAATCCCATGGCAGACTATACCAGCAGACATGATACCCGGATTGCTGCAGGTTCAACCCATGCCCCATAGCCGCAGGGTGCCCACAAAGAACCGGTAGCTGTCCGGCATTCCACTGTTGGATCAACTTGTTTGCTTTTTTGTCGCTCGTACCACCCTTGAGCGCTGGAACATCCTTGCCTAATATACTCATGATACGCTGCAAGTCGTGCTCAAATTCGTACGCTACGAGTAACGGCGACCCTTGCAACTCACTAACCAAATCTTCCAAAGCTTCTGTCTTTGCATGGTGGATATGTAGAGTCTTCCTGCGTCTCGTGGGGGGTGGAGATTTGATCTTCTGCTTCACAGCTTCGAGCGTAGTTGCTTGGTTTTCATCCTGCGCGTACAGACCACCGCTAGCAATCTGCCTGCATTTCAGGCTAGCAACCCCAGCATTCGCCGCTGTAATCACCCCATCTTTGAGTAAAGTAATGAACTCCCCCTCCATCTCTGCGTAAGTCTTTTGAGCTTCGGAAGGGATGTCTACATATACATCCTGCTCAACAAGCTTAGGAAGATCCAAATGATCTTCAGCTTTCATCGACAGCGCGACGGGTTTGATTGCTTGATAGATCCTCCTCTCCGCACCGTCCTGCAGCTTCCACTTATACCCCCTGTACCCGGAAGGAACAAAGAACTTCGTACGGTAGTGTGAAATATACCGCCCAAGGGACTTCCCAAGGTCCACCATGTAGATCTGCCCAAAGAGATCTAGCAGTCCATTTGTGGCGGGGGAGCCAGTGAGGCCCCACCTCCTGGAAAACCTTCCTAGGTGCGGCTTGAGAAGCTTGAAGCGTTTACTCTTAGGATGCTTGAATCGGCTCAGCTCATCCACGGCCAGAATATCAACTCCACGCTTGATCAACTTCGTCAGATACTTCTGTTTTTCTATGAGCCACACGAGGCCATCGAAATTAATCACGAAGATGTCGCTATCTTCTTCGAGCCTATCATCCTTGTGAGGACCGTGTAGCAGCGTTACACGAAGGTCGTGAAAGTCTTTCCACCTCCAAAGCTCTCCTGGGGCTTCTGACGACCAAACGCTGTAGCACGGCCTACGTGGAGCTATGACCAGCATCTTGCGGGCCGTGCCAGCTTTGCGTAGTGCAGCAAACGCTGCAAGCGTTACACTAGTCTTACCCAACCCCGGAGCCAGAAGAAGAGCCGCTTCCGGGTGCTTCACCAACCATCTAACTGCCGTCTTGTGGTGGGGTAGAGGATTCCATTTCTCAGGCCGCATTATATTACACCCAATGTAATGCACACCTTCTGAAAAGCCTCATCTGCATCATCAGCTACGATAACCGTATACCCAAGGCTCTTGAGCCTTCTATGAATGTGCGCTTGCGCTGGCCTAGGCTCCTCCCCCGGGCGTTTGAGCTCTACGAAAATAGCTCGCCCGCCCGGTGCTAGGATGAGTCTATCAGGCCATGCAACAGTCCCCTCTGGTGTACATTTTACATGCGTGAGGCTTGCACCATTGCACAACTCAACAAATCGATTCTCGACGGATCGTTCCAACTGCCGCATACTGCCCTCAATACTTGCAAAGCCCTGGACCCTCTTCCTTCTTCGCCTGCCCGAAGTAGCACCACCGGCAATGGTTTCCCGGAGTAGGTTTGAACGTCGTATCAGACAACATCTTGAGTACAGCCTTATCCTTCTTGTACTTCTTCTGCAGCCGCAACGCATCCGCGCGGGAATAGGTTCGGCGGATGATCTCCCCCCAGTCGAGGTACCAAAGCTCCGCATCAATAACCTGTACATGATCCGGTGCGTGCGCTATGGCGACGGCAGCGTACAAATCCAACTGCTCGACATTCTCCGGACGAACCTTCCCCGTTTTGAAATCGATGATCTTCCAGGAGTCGTCCATGACGTATGCTGTATCGAGCTTCGCACGGAGCCAGGCATCCTTTGCAAACCAATCGCACACAGACCAGTCTGCCCGTACGGCGAGCTCCAACTCTATGGCTACTGACTTCTTAATATGCCTGAGGTGTGCAAATTCATCGGTGAAGCGCTCCAACTCCTCCGGGGTTTTTTTGGAACGCCCCTTGATGAATACGCCAGCTTTCTCGTGGATGCTTTGTCCACGCGCCATAGCAGCGTTTTGCGGCTCCTTGATCCTGTCGAGAAACTTCAGCTTTGCAGAGAAAGGACAACGGCAATATTCGCTCAGCCTACTGTAGGACCAGGCAGTGATCTTTTGCAAACGTTTTCGAGGACACATTATAATCTCCTACTTCAAATCCCAGGTTGTTCCGTGATAGCCATCACTCAAGATAGGGACATCCAATCGTGGAGTGTTCATGACTTCAGCCATCAAAGCCATATCTTCGCGCCAATGTTCTTTGGGTGTAGAGCATACAATCTCGTCATGGACAGACAACAGTAGCTTCATTCTCTTAGGCTTAACCTTTGCCAGGTGCACCATTGCCATTTTGGTAAGGTCAGCACTACTCCCCTGAATCAAAATGTTGGGCCCTTTGTACCCAAAAGTTCGCATCTTTCCATTTACGATCTTAGGATCCTCTACGTAATACTCTCTCCCTGCTAGTGTACGTATGGACCCACCGCTTTCCAACCTCGAAGAAACCTCCCTTGTCATGCGCCGGATGGAGGGGAACGTAGAAAAATAGGCTTTGCGGATCTCTCTGGCCTCGTCTACCGTGGTGCTAAGCTGTTCCGCCAACTTCCCTAAACCGACGCCATAGATGATCGCAAAATTGATGGTCTTCGCCCGACGCCTACCAATGGGGAAGCCCCTGGACGCCAATTGATCCGCAACGTGTTGATGCAGGTCAGTCTTAGGCGCACGGCAGTACTGTTCGCGCAATACGTCATCTTCATAGTGCGCCAACACCCGCAACTCCTGGCCATCGAAGTCTCGGCCTATGAGCTTCTCCCCAGGAGCGTGAGGTATCACGTATTGACGAACATGAGGCAGTGGAGGGAGCTCAACAGGCGCCTTTGGTAACGACTTACCATCCCCGAATAATATCTCGAATATAGTAGCCAGATTTTGGAAATTAGGGGTGCTGCTGAACCTCCCAGTACTAGCGCCTACATTCCCTGCGTCACGAGACTTTCGTGTGGAGTTCCACGTAGTGTATATGTAGCCACCACTCTCAATAGCAGTAGCATGCCATGGGCGCATGAAAGTACGTAGGCACGTAGCAAGACTGGACCGATACTTGAGAGCTGCAAGAACTTGTTTGTTCGTCACCCCCAAACTCAGCGCAGCTTTGTTGGATTGCAACTTACCCGTAGGAGTGTAGCCAAGCTTCTCAGGCACTGCGAGCTTAGCGGACACCAAAGCATCAACCAACTGTGGCCCGCTATCCAGATTGAAATCTTCGCCAGCTCGGAGTTTCTTCAGAAGCCACGCCTCTAAGCGAGCTTTGGCTTTCTCGTACAACTCGATGTCTCGTGACAGCCTACGAACGTTGACCCGCACCCCTTGCTTCTCCATGAGCGATAGGTGCGGCATTAGCTCACGCTCTAGATCATAAGCGTCTACCATCCCTCTACGCTTGAGATCCGGATAAAGGAACTGAGCCAGCTTCTTGGTGCGGGTTGTATCACCGATAGCGTATTTTCCAACGATGTCGCCTGGCGCAAGAGCAATGTAAGCCCCTGCGTATCGTGTATGCTTCCCTTTGCTGCGGGGGTTGTCGGAAAGCTTCCATCCGGCAACCGGCTGATGCTCTATGAGCCAATCAACGACGATGTCTCTTTCTTCCGGCGGCATCCCCAACAGCAATTCACTGGAAGGCTTGAGGCTGAAACTTTCAAGCCGTGGGTTGTAGAGGAAGAGCATCGGAAGCGTATCATGGATTCTATTCCATTCAGGATACTCAACCCCAAATTCCGCTACCGCCACCTCAACATCGAACTTCGCGTTGTGGAACAGCAAGGGTCTTTTAGAATCGAACAACTCTCCAAGCTCACGGCGAGCATCAGACCACGAGCAGTTGTTCTTCGTCGGATGTCCCCACGCCATGTAACGACGCTTGCGCCCTACTTCGATGGCCACACCTACGGGGGTAGGAGGATATTTAGGGCGCGGCTCTATGGCCATCGATTCAAAATCGATTACCGCAGCATCACGCAGCCAGTCTGTCATTCTGAGACCTCGATTTTACGGGAGCCAAGATATTGCCGCAGCTTACGGCAAGAAACGCCAGGAGTCAGACCAGCAACACCCAAACTTTCTGGAGTCTCTAAACAATCGCAAATAGTACAACCACCAACCCCATGGAAACTAGCCTTGTGATCACATTTGGGACATATACGTTCATCACGAGACGAACATAGACAACCCGGAGTGTGTCCTAGCGCTCTCCTGCGACGTAGTTCGTCCAATGCAAATTGTGTGTTGTATTCACCGCCGCCAATTTTTTTGGTTTTGTCTGTCATACAGCCTCAGAGTAGATTCGATCCACAGCACCAAGATGCGCAGAACTTCGCTATCACCAAAATCGATCTTCACCATGCAGGTATCTCCACACCGTCACACCGTTCAAATAAATCCGGGTAGCAGTTAGGATCACGGCAAAACAGCTCTGCATTCACGCCCGGTTTTATATACCAAAATGCAGAGTAGTGTTCTAACGCGCCTTTGATGCTGTGATCGTATGCCCATAGATGTAGTAGCTCATGTACGAGAGCAGACTCAGTCAAGCATGCAGTCCAAGGCATCTCCTCTTGTAGACGTATCATAACCGGACCTCCAGGTGTGTACGCAAAACCGTTGAGCTCCGCACACCAGCTTCCGTCAGTCATGAGATCAGGCCCTTGATACTGTGGGCACGGGTCGCCTTTCCAACTCGAAAAAAGATGGATGTCCAAATCATATGCAGGCAACCCGTCCCAAATCCGATCGACAACCCAATGGATCGCCGGCTCATGCACACCAAAAGTCGTGTGGTTGTACACGGCTACCTTAGTGTCTTTACCGCACCCATATGCTGTGACTGTCAAGAAAAGAACCTCCCCCCACTTGCACATAACACCCTCCTAATACTTTCTGGTTTGCACCTTCTTCTTTGTGGTCTTTCTCCTAGCACCTTTTTTCGGTGCTGGCGCACTCTCTTCTTCCCGCTCCGGGTAGGGAAAGTCGAGGCCGTTCGATTCACGAAGCTCTTTGTTGCGTTTGAGCAGCACTGCCACAACCTCGTTGGGCACCGTCTGAATGAGCTCGAACTGAACCTTGAACTGAGTTTTTGGATCCGCCACTACGGATACCCGAGTGTACACAGCCAGTGGTGGGCGTTTAGTCACGGCAAGGCTCTTGACGTAGGCTCCCCAACTATTGAGGCTTGTCGGAGGAAGCGGAAGGATACCGAGCTCCGCCCGCGCGAAATGATCGGGGTCCTCTTCGAGATCAACATCACCCCGTGTGATCGTTCCTCCACTCAGCACACCGAGGCGTCTACGATTCTTGCACGCCTTGCCACGTCCACGGTCCGCCGTCCCCCATTGATTGTGGGGGCAGTCAGAGCATTGTTCGGACTGTGGGGACTTCACCGCTTCATGCGGACGTAGAGCGCTTTCCTCCCGTGCGTATGCATAGCACTTCGGGCCCGCCGGATTGTCCGGATCGAAGTCGCCTTCAAAATATACATTCTCCATAACCGAATCGAGGACAACGACGGCCATCTCATTGCCGGGAACCGGAGCTCCGTCGAAAGTAAGCTGCCCACCGCGGAGGGAGAAGAACGAACCCCCGCCAGTTCCGGCCTCTTGATTCGCAGCTTCGCCGGCAAGCTCCGCCAACTCCCTATCCCACTGCGCCATTGCTGTAGTCTTTTTCCTTGCCATTTTGATCTTTGTCCCTTGTTGCTTAGACTTTTGTTACTGAAACCTTAACTGCGTTGAACGGCTCTACGCCTGGTATCTTCTTGCTATCGTCCCACCTTTCCTTGATAGCTGACTCCGAAAGCCTACGCTGTAACAAGCTAAAATCCTTCGTTCGAAGGATGTACTTATGGAGTGTAGGCCAATCCTGAACTTGCGGCACCACCTTAGTCTGCACCACTGCCCGAGCTTTACGACCAGCAACGCCTGTCGCATCGCTCTTAGGGAGCTCATTGATCAGACGATCAGCAAGCTCCGCTTCCGCTTTCTTGATATTAGCTATCTCCTTCTGCAGATCAAACCTTTTCTGCCGTAGATCATAAAGCCTATCAACGCACGTGCCGAGTGTTTTCGGCATAGTCTGTTTCTTCGATGCCATCTCTTTCCAAATCGTTGTAGTGTCAAATAGGGCCAGTAGTGTTCAATGGTGCACCTCCCATATATGTTGCACCTACTGATTATCCTTGTAGATCCTTTGCATATCCTCAAGGATCTCGTGGGAAATAACAAGCTCGCCTGACCGCAAATATTTCGAAAACGATTGAAACCACGTCACAAGTCGATCATAATCAATTTGTGTTTGTATCTCCGGAGTAAGCTGTACAATCCGCTCTATCGAATAATCTCTGCCGCTCCCCACTCTGTCTCCAGACGACTTCCGCCATCGCCTTCTATCAGTAGTCACAACTTGCGTTTTTGTCACTTTCGCAACACTGGCGATCTGTTTGCGTCGGCTACGCGTTGTATCTACAGCCACCTTATCGCCCGGCTTCAGCTCATCAAGCCAAATCATAAGGAAACCCCTTCGTCTCTCAGATCCCTCACGCCCACTGTACCCCAACACGCGCGCGGTGTCCATAGAAAAGTAACATCTACGGACGCCACATAATAGAGTGCCCATACGTGTGATCAAAGCTACGTAAAGCGTCATGGCATGGGGAGAGCACCAAAACGGAAGGGAAGCTAGCGCCGTTCTCGTTACCAAGAAACCGGATGCGCCGCCGCAAAACGATCGCCGGCAACTCCATAGGAGGGGGCGGAAGCTGACGCCAGTGATCGATGTTGAAGAACAGGAAGGCTCCGTTGGCAGCTTTTTCGCACACGCAGTATAGCCATGTTTGCCAGAACTCACCTACGGATCCGCAAGGGCCCGGTGGGTTGCACCAGACAACCCCCGTAGATTGAACACGCGGACGTCTCGGGCAAGGCTTCTCCAACGAATGGAACCGGCGTGCTTTGACGATCTTGTTGTGGTGCTCTGACGAACACAAATCGAGTGTGAAGTTGCCGACGTATTGTCTGGCAATATCGAGCACCCAATCAGGAGTACCCTGGTCGCTGCTGTACGTTCCGCGAGCAATCGATGTATGGTGCGGCGGCTGCGGCATCACTCTTCCTCGTCTTGTTGAGCTTCTACCAAAGCTCGCGCCAATGCGATTTCGTAGTTTGAGAGAGGTCGACTCTGCCATGCACTATCCGGTTGTGTGCGATCCATTTCTGTAAAAACAGTCTCAAGCGCATCAGCCAAAAGCACACCTTCTTTAACTACCTCCAACACCCCGCCGCACGTGCACAGCTCATAGGTGTAATCGTCCTGATACTCATGACCACATTGCCGACATCGCCGGATCGTTGTGTCAGTCATTGCTTCTCCTCCAGCGCTTGCGTGAGCTGTGCAAGCACTTCATCTTTCCGATCGTCACGCCACTCCTGGATCCTGTCCCAATACAGTTCCATTTGGCTGCGGCTTAATCCGATCTCCGAGCACAAGGCTCCGAACATGTAGTCTAGAGGTTCTTTCTGAGCACGCTCCAGAGCATGCCCCAGTGTTTCTTCGAACCACGCATGACTCACAAACGCGCCTTTTTCTTCTTCCATGACTTCAGTCCTCCTCTGCTGGCTCGTAAACAATGCACTCCCATACCGGGCGCTCTCCAATTTCATCCCACCGCACTCCTTGCGAGTTACTCATAACCACCACACGGGTTGGGAAGTTAGATCCATGCCACGCATAATGGCTGGAAGATGGACTTGCAAGACAACAAGAAATTTCTTGGCACGTCTCAATGATCTGATCGACAAGACAATGCTCCGTCTTTTTACCCATCTACTCGTCATCCTCTCTACCCACAAAAGATTCGTCGATCTTCCCAGTCTTCAGATCCACTCCAAGAACATCCCACACCGTATCTCGAACGGTGCCTTCGCCGAGGATTCTGCAGCAGTAATCGTCAGCAATCTTCTTGCAGATCTGACACCGCTTGTCCGAGCACCACCCATCATGCCCAAAGTAATCAAGGCGCCAATACTGCGACCCAACATCTATGGTGACACCACACTCCGGGCATTCATAACGCTTCCGTGCTTTCACAAGTTGCTCTCTGTAGCACTGCACAACGTCATGACCATCGAAATCACAGTAACACGTCCCGGCTTCCATCACTCCTTCTCCTCCTCAGCCGGAGCGGGAAATCGCTTGCACAGTTCGTCCCACAGCTCCTCGGCGTTGTCGACAAGTCCAGGTATGATCACATGGCGGAGCGACTCTATCATTCCGCCATACCGTCCTGAAGTGGCAGCCAAGTAGGTTGCAAGGCAGCGGGCCGACGTTTGGGAAACGAAAAACAGGCGATCAATCTCAATGCCTTCGCTTTCAATCTCGTTCTGCTTTTTGTTGCTCATCACACTCACCCTCCTTGTTGGTACAGACTCAGCCTTGCACACATTGGTAGATGTTGAGAACGGCCAGATATAGCAGAGCGCCAAAGACTATGCGGCACGATATTTCGATTTTGTTACTCATTCGACCACCTCCCAGTCAGTGGCGAGGAGATCATTCTGACTTGGTTTATACGTACGACCACACATGTGGCACCATAGCAAAGTCTCACCATCCTCTGGACTGTGCCACCGATGCAGTGCACCGCAATCCGGACATCTGCATTTATAGCGCACCTTCCCCGCACCGCGAACACATAGTCGATGTCCGTCACAGTGCATGCTTTGCTCTTCCTCTTTGCTCATGTCACTCACCCTTCTCCCGGAGCCTTCACAATAGGTCCAGAAAAGCACTTCTCACCTTGTTTAGGCATATCGAAAGCTTCCACCGACTCTTCGAAGTGGCTGCACCATGAGTACGTGCCACCACTCGGAGTGAAGGACTGATGCTTGTGGTGAAAGTAGGTACAGTAGCCACACTTGAAGAACGCTGAGCGTAAGAAAGCCTCACCATTCAGCTCATCAATGAACACCGCAATAGCTCGCAAGTCCTCCGCGGAGAGGAAGTCTCCAACTCCTTCGGAGAAATCAACTACATGCCGGCCATCACTCACAAACACAGTCACAACACAGCCACCAGCTTTGTCATACAAAGCCCATACCGCATCATCGCAAAAAACTTCATCGGTAGCATCGAACCTACCCACTTTGCGTTCAGTCATCTCACCAATCCTTCTTATTCAGATCATCAATGAACACCGCAATAGCTCGCAGGTCCTCCGCGCTCAAAGAATAATCATCCTCATACTCGCCACATAAGAAATTGATATACCCATCCAAACCTACGGACGCAACCGCTAACTCCTCATCATACAAAGTCCACCATTGCAACGCCCGCCCAGATTTATCTACAGATCTCTCAACGATGAACCTACCCACTTTGCGTTCAACCATCTTACTCACCCTCCTCCTCCTCCTCATCTCGCATCTTCACAAGACTAGAACCTAGACCGATAGCGTCGAGACGTACCCGAGTATCAGCAACAAGATCATCGTAGGCCTGCAGGAAACGCTGTAATGGATCAGCTCCGTTTCCGTCCCGCTCATCCAAGTAAGCTGCAATCGCTTTCAAGTCTGCAGCAGACAGGAAAGCCTCGCCTATATCGATGAACTCAACAACTGCCTGTCCATCATTGTCAAACACAGTCGCCACCCTGTTGCCCCACCCATCGAACACGGCTCGGTCAACAATTCTGTACCTGCCCACTTTGCGTTCAGCCATCTCCCCGCTCCTTCAAAAGCTCCGCCTCAACATCGACGCCGCAGAGCTCACCGAGTAGAACGATACTCATGAAAACAGACTCCACAGTGCCTCCATTTTCAATCACACGCATACACGCAGAATTATACGGCCCCTTACCAAACGACTGCAGAACAACACCAACCGGGCAAATACCACACCACTCTCTACCAGCGACCCTAGAAGCCGTTTCAACAGCCACACAAAGTGGACATTCAAGACAATCTAAAATCTCAGCGTTCGTCGCCGGAAGCTTAGCCGCCTTTGCTAACCGAAACGCCCACACACGCGCAGTAACAATGAGAGCTTCACGCATGTAGGGTTTGATATCAACTGTATCACTCATCCCACTCACCCTCCCGCCCCAAAGCAAAGACCTAAGATAAGCAACGCCCACGACACAACAACAAGGACAACAATTGTCATACAGCTTCGGAAATCCATGACGGCCCCCTCTGATGAAATGGGCAACCTACTACAACACGCTTACCCTGAATGACGTTCGCAAGCGCTTGGTTGCAAGGATTGTCCTCCCATGAGCGCAATGCATGGATGCATGTAGCGCATTCCAAAGCCAAGGACGGAGCACTGTTGAGAATCTTCGGCACAGAACACCTCCAGGTGTACGTTAAACCTCGTACGCGGAGTACGTCATCACTACTCGCCCGTAGACCCGAAACCACCAGCACCGCGTTCGGTGTCGTCGAGAGATTCGACCACAACCATAGACGCAGGAGCCACCGGCGCAATAACCATCTGAGCAATCCGTGCACCGGGACGCACAAGGTAAGCGGCACCACTAAGGTTGATCAACATCACAGACACTACCCCACGGTAATCTGAATCGATCGTCCCGGGAGCATTGAGCACAACAATCCCGTGGTCGAACGCAAGGCCCGAACGCGAACGTATCTGCGCCTCATAGCCAAGCGGCAACGCCATTTTGAAACCTACAGAAAACGACCGCCTCTCGCCCGGTCGTAGGGACGTCGGTAGATCGATGTCAGCATGTAAATCAAACCCAACAGCACCGGAGCTCATACGCTGAGGAGGTCTAACCCACGGGGCATCGGGCCGATAAAGCGGCTGGATCTTGACCTCAACAAGTCGCTGACAAATAGGAGTGGGTGATAAGGCCGAAGCACATGAATCGGGTACGGAGGTCAGCTCCGGTGGAGTAACAACCTCCTGCGGACCGCCATAATCCACCAAAACACCGTAGGGTGGCCTCCAAAATTCAAACATATCTCTGCACCGCATACCTTGCTTAAGGCATAGGTCTTTATCACCGCACGTACTACACGTCACCTCGCAAAGATAGCCAGGGAAGTCCCATTGGCTTTCGTCGTACCAACAAGATCCGCTGTTAGGCCAACTCCAGCAATAAGGGTTTTCCGTAGCAATGGAAGGGAAGCGAACTTCATACTCGTACGAATGTGCTTCGATCACAACACCACGGAGCCAGTGGCCACTACCACCGGCGTCGGAACTGTAATCCCAACGTGGGAACCTAAGAGCCCCTCCTAGCTCACACGCTACCATGGTTCCTTTTTGTAGATTCGGTTTGATTGTCATTGCATTACCTCCGTTACAAATCGATTGGATATACATTAAACCTCGTACGCTACAGCGCGGCGCATTCTACTTCCCATATAGGCTAAAGCATGAGCTTGATCACACACACCACGCAACATGATCAAACCCCCATAGACCTCTCTCGCCATCCAACAACGCCCTCCGTCGTATCCTTTGCCGAGGTACCGCAACTCCTTGTATTCAACGACCGCTATCTGAATACAACGCACATTCACACTACCGGTGGCTCACACACAAATTTCGCACTGACTCGATACACAGTCTGGGTTGGGGTCTCAGCATCACACAGGACGTCAAAGTCCAGAACCCGCGGCTTGCCGCAAACATGGCAGAACGGCCAATCACTACAACGCAAGAAAACTTGGGACTTCAGCTCATCTTTGGCGGCCTGAGTAGCGGCATCGTAAGCTCGTTGGCGTTGATTCGAAGGCAATCGGCGGCGGATCCAGGTCTTTGTGGTGTACTCCTCCGCGTGCACCGGAGCGCATAGATCAGGTTTGGGGTTCGACGGCAATGGGAGTGCAGCAACCTCTAGTGTGTCGCTGGAGCTCACCAGGGTACCGTAGGGTGGAGTCCACCCTGAATACTCACCGACGCATGCACGATCACGGCCACAAGCGCTATACGGGTCCCACCATGCGCACGTACTGCAGCACACCTTGCAGAGATAGCCCGGCCTGTCCCACTGATCTGGGGAGTGTGTCGAATACCCTTGTAATGGCCACGCCCAACCTACTAAGAACTTCGTCGGCGCCTCTGTCCATTTGGTTCTCACAAGCGAAGAGTGTACATCAGAAATCCTCCCAATAGCCCACTCACCAGAACCTTGACGGTCCATCCCATGGCTATGCCGCGGCTCTCCGCCGCCATTTGCCTGCAGCTCGAACGCAACGCGGTCGCCTACGCTAAAAGTTGGTTCGATGGCCATTGCGTCACCTCCGCTTGCAGATCAAGACAATGTGGGAATCAACGGTTGTGTTCCAACAAGTATCAGCGTCGACCCTGGTAGCGCACACGCACTGGATGGCCCATTCTGGATCCTCAGACGGGAACACAATCTCCTCCGCCGATGTTTCTACGGTAGCATCCCAACGGGGCGCCGACACCACGTCGTGGATGAATGGCGCTAGCAACATGAACATCATGGCGGCGGCGATACAAAGAACTTGCCATACCCTGGACATTACATCCTCCACACGATGGCGATGGCCTCATCGATGGTTTCAACGTTGTACACGAAATCCAGAAGGTAGAACGGACACTGAGGCCAGTCTTCCACTTCACCACCACGCATACCACCTACAATGATGATTGCACGCGGCCGGTGTCCATTCAAATACCGCCCACACGCAAGGCCAAACTCGAAGTGTGCGCCCTTACGGCCTGGCGCCACCAGGATGAATACATCGGCCTCAAGTACACCTATGAAGTCGCCATAACAAACATCCTTCGGGTCATCGTCGGTGGTGTGGGTCGTCCAATCGTAGGACAACACCCACCCATCCGGCAGAGCATTGGCAACCTTGCACACAACAGATTTGTTCGGTTGCGCTGTCGCTACGTAGACTCTGCGTGAGTAGCTCATGTCAGTCAACCTTCCTTATCGTTCAGTTCATTGAGGAACGTAGCAATGGCTGACAGATCTTTCGCGCCCACCGGTTCGGGGTAATATCCGTCGAAGGCGGCATAGTATTTACCTTCGTCGTCTGTATGCAACGCTACCCACTTCTGCCCCCACTCATCGCGCAGCTCCCACATCCAAGAGATGCCGGCGTAGGTGCCTTTCGTGGCCGTGAACCTACCAACTTCCCGTTGCTCACTCATCTCTACCCTCCTTTCTACCGCTCAACGTCACCGCGTGAGCGTTTCAATCGCGCGAAGTGCCCGACGAGCAATCCATGGTGTGCTGGTGTGGCGTTCGATCTTTTTGAGCACGCCGATGAGCGTAGGATCGTCTGTGGCAACGATCTTCTCTATAAGGTGATCGAGTGGCGCACCGCCCAGCAATAAAGCCGCAGCCTCAATGTCATCTCGTGTAGCAGGTGTTGGGTCGTCCACCCATCGAGCCATCATCGCATCAACGTGGCTATATTGGTTGCCATCACCAAACCTGGCGCGGTACTGGTCATTCCTGCGTTCCACCCATTCCGGGTCAGGATTCCAGGAAGCGATGCAGTCACAACAATTGCTGGATTCTACTCCGACGCGGCGGTCGCACCCAACCACTAACCCAACAACCAAAACCAACAACGCAACGCTTGTTCTCATCTCACTCATCCTTTCCTATGCGGGCATCCCGCAGTTTCTGTCTCGGCCGGTACATCGCCTGGCGGCGTGATGTCATACGGAGTATCCAAGTATTCATCACCCATCTCGTTGAGGCGCTCGCGTTGCACGTCTTTGGCGCGCTCCGCTGCAGCATCAACGGCATCCCAATAGTCGTGGTCGTAAACCCCTCCGCATGAGCACTGATAGCGGTCCGGGTCGCCTGTCGTCTTGCCACACATGCGGCATGGGTAGGCTCTATAGCTCATCTCGCCCGTCCTTCCTTCTCTGAACAAACACCCCGCTGTCGAATGTTTTGGCATAACTTCAATGTCACGAGCCTTGCAGTATCCTTGATCCTGCAGCGACCATCTAAGCCCAACAGGGAAACTCCAATGCTTGCAGTCACAACACCGGTTCGGTATTTTAATTGGAGTCATCGTCACCCCTCTTCTTCACGTCATAATCGCGTAGACCACAAAGATAGCCGATACCAATCAACACCACACCGACGAACGGCAGCAGCAACACACCTATCAATCCCACGAGATCCATTAGAGTTGTCTTTTCTCCCAATTGCTTGGGACATCATGGCAACAAGATATGCATGGCTCTTTGAAAGACGAGATATCCTCGTGTTTGCAGGTCCCGCAAGGGAACCCTGTAGTTGATACTATATAAACGTCCTGCGGCTCATCGCCCTCGGTCGCGTCCCAAATCTCCTTAGCAATCTCGATGGCGTGTTTTACAGTCTGTCTAGCTGCCCACGTTGCAGACGTTTCTGCAGATTCTATTCCTGCGGCTATGAGTGCGGCCTTCTCTCGGATGAAGTCTCGCTTGTTCATGGATTCTCCCATTTGCTCGGGGTGCTTTGTGTGCATAAAGCACATGGTGGTTGAGTAACCGGGACCCCAAAGTGTTTACAACCAGCGCACGGTTCGTTGGTAAATGTAGGAAGTGTGCTCTGGTCTTGCGACTCCTCCCCTTCGGTCGCGTCCCAGATAGCTCCGGCCACCTTCACGGCAAATTCAGCAACCTCATAATCATTGTAGCCTTCTCTCTCCACAGATGCAATGAGTGGGGCCTTCTCTCGAATGTAGTCTCGCTTTGTCATGTGCGGGGCTCCCATGCATCCACGTGGGTAGTACCATCCAACCCAATACATCTAGCGCACGGGTCATGGGTGTGGTAAACGTTGCGGTACACACAAGTCAGACACGAGTGGTCCGGATCTGAGTCCGTTTCTCGTGATGATGGAGATGTCTCTTGAGTGATGTCTCGCTTGTTCATGGTGCTTTTTCCCACTTACTTGGCCTGCTTGTGGTGCATAGCGTGCATGGAAGTTGGTCAGCTGAAGCATAGACGTGTTTACAATCAGTACACGGTTGGTTGGCCGAGACGGTGGAAACCGTGTTCTGCTCTTGCGACTCCTCTTCCGCAGCATTGTCGATCCCCAAGCAATCCCAAAGTTCCTTCGCGAACGCGCTACTCCACTCCGCAAGACTACATTCAAGATCCAAGGGCCGTTGGCTCTCAATGCATGCTACAGCTACGGCTGTTGAAACCCTCTCCATAAACAACGCTTTCTGGTTCATTTGCCTTTCCTTTCAGCGCACTTTTCGCAGTACACCCAAGTTGGCGCTGGCAGTTGTGTGATGTCCCCATGGGTAAGTCCATCATCCCAGATCCACACCGAGCGGGTAACAGTGTGTCCACACTCAAGCGAGCACGTCCACACTTCGCCGTCAACCATCTGCGACGCAACGTCGACCCGTCGCCGGGGGCCTAAGCTAGGCTGATGCTTCATACGTCACACTCCTCACAGTAGACCCACCGCGGTGAATGATCTTCAAGGCGTTCCTGCATAGGAATCATCACCCCATCTTCAACAATGAAAGAATCCACATACCGCCCCCTCACCCTCCGATGCACAATATGCCCACATGACAAGCGGAGCCGCCAAACATTCTTGAGAATGTTACGCGACACTGCGTCTACCTTTCGCCGTGGACCTCTACGTTTCTTCATTGCACGCACACTCCTCGCAGTAGACCCACCGGGGTTCGGTTACTTTATGCACTTCAATGGATGAATTTTCACTGTGCTTCACCCATCTACGCTTCATGGGGCGCATGACAGTGTGTCCACACTCAAGCGTGCATTGCCACTCCTTATCATCAACCCTAGGCAATACTTCAACGACCCTTCGCCAGGGACCTCTACGTTCAACCATCTCAATCCCCCTTTCCACTCACCGCCACGAGACTGCCACGAGTCCCGCCATGCCGCGAATGATTGAAACACCGATGCTCATTGCCGCGACACTTTGGGTGATCCCAGCTTTCGTTCAGGTATGCGCAAGTAACGCAGCCAAGGTAGCGGATGCGATCCGCGTCGAATTTCTTTGACTTGCCAACAGGATTCATACGCCACCCTCACAAAAGCACTACAGCAAAAATTACAACCGCACAGAGCGCACACCCTGTACAGAACCCAAACAAAAAGACTTCCGCATCAATCCTATCGAATTCACGCATCAAGGATCTCCTGCATCAACAGATCAACTTCTTCCGCGTTGAACCCGCAAAAATGGCCAGCGTCATACAGCCTGAGCTCACTGATGGGGGTGTACCCCCGCTCCCACCGTAGGACTTGCAACGAACACATACTCATCATGGCAGCCAGCCCCTTCTGGGAAAGTCCAGAACACTTCCGCATCGATACCAACGCCACCGCCCGAGCTTCCTCGATAGAGATGGTATTCAATCCTATTGTATTTTCGCTCACTCTGAACCCCTGCACTTTGTGCACCTACTACGCAACTTGCGGAAACCAACACCCTTCTCCACAACTCCTGTCCCGCCACATTCTTCGCACACACAATTCACAGCTTCACGAACTCGCCCTGCCGCCTGTACAATACGTACGAAAGCCTCCACGTCGCCACCCTTATCGGGATGAGCTTCTATGGTTTTCATATGGTAGACAGAGCGTAGATCCTCCAAAGACTCTGGCACTTCATCGAGACCCAGAACCCGCAAAGCTTCCTCTAACTTCATGGAACCATATCCTCCATACAATTTCGCAAAAATTCCAAACCAGCGATGTTTCGTTGGTACACCCTTTCGTGAGAAACCCCTTCTTCTTCACTAAGCTCACGAAAAGAAAACCCGTCCCCACCGTTTCGGAAAAATTTTCCTATGATGGCTCGGTACGCCGCAGGATTATTTTTCTTCAATTCGCCCAATGCATAATGCAACTTCCGATATTGCTCCGACTGGGCCGCGGTATTGTCCAACGGTGTATCATTATCATACGTCAACAAATCCTGCGGCGTACCCATATCATCACTGCTGTGATCTAGAGAGACATCGACGTTCAACCTCCTGAGTCGCATATTTTCGACAAAGGATGGCGGTCTATTGGCCTTCTCAGCAATATCCTCTACAGTCTCTCCAGCATCCAACCGACGCAGTACACTGAAAAATAAACCATTGCTTCCCTTGACACGTACCATAGACCACGTGTGCAGGATGAAATCGTGTATTCTCCATTGTATGCCCCAGATAGCAAATGTGGTGAGTCTGACGCCTCTATCCTCGTCAAACTTGTCAATGCTATCATTGAACCCAATCATCGCCTCCTGCATCAAATCAGGAAACACGATGTACTGTCCGACGTATCCTTTGTACTTCAAAGTTTTTTTGAGGATGAACCGCATATGGATGCGAAACAGCCGCTCCCTCGATCTCCGACACCCCTTCCTGGCAGCTCTGATGAATTCTAGCTCCCCCTCCTTGGTGATCTTCTCGATGGGAGCCGCTATCATCCTTTGTATTTCAGGACTCAGGGATTCAACGTGTTCCGACATCAGTACTACTTTCTCGACGTCTTGCGGACGTCAACTTCCAAACCAAAACCCTCCGACATATACTTCACGGCCTCGTCATTCTCGAAAAGAGCCAGCAGCGCATCGCGCAGCTCGATGTTCGCAGTCGAGTCATTCACACCCCACAAATCATGGAGAAGCGTCCATCGATTGATGGCCGCACCAAGCTGGCCGAACAACTCTCTTGCTTCCTTATGGGGTGGGAGGAGCATCCTAGGTTGACTTCTCAGGAAGGTTCACTTCCAGCTCACGGAGGAACTTGGCGATCGCTGCCATTTGCTGGTGGTCGTAGAACCTCACAGAATAGCTTGGGTGGAACGTACACAGGCTAATGCTATAACAATAGCTCCGCCGTACGTGCCCAAATAATACGCCCACACGCCCGGCGCCATAGACATCCCAACTGTTTTCAGAAGTAGGCTCCACAACAAGGCCCGCACCTATGCAACGCTTTTCACTCATCGTTCTTCTCCTTCTCCTCCAACTCGCGAATGAACTTGGCGATCGCCTCCATCTGCTGGTGGGTATAGAATCTCACGCCGAAGCTTGGGTGAAATGTGTACAGACTAATATGCGCGATAGTATGTAGATGCACATACCCAAATACGACTCCACCGCTAGCACCATATACGTCCCAACTGCCGTCAAATACAGGCTCCACGACGAGACCCGCACCTATGAAACGCCTGTCACTCATCGTTCTCCTCCTTGTCGTCTACGTGCACGATCGGCTTCCTTGAGCTCTGCTCAAAGCAATCTGTTGGGGCTGCATCATCGCCGCGCACAGACACAAGTAGACTCCAACAAAACCCAAGTCCGTACACGTCAGATCCGTACAATACACAATCACGGCACATGAACATCTCAATCCTCCTCCTCGTCCACGTGTTCACCGCTCCACTTGTCAACGCCATCGGACATCCGCCATTGCAGCCGATCGAGTTTCTTCTGAAGTGCGTCATCGACGATGACATCACCGATCATATGCCGGAGCGTTGCACACATGATCTCAACGTCTGCGATCTCAGACGCCAAGCGCAAAGAAGATATCCTATTGCGGCGCCAATGATTGATCGCCGCAATGAGTTCACCACACTCCTCCATTGCTTGCGCCAGTTGGCTATCACGGGTCCAAAAATCCGCGGCGTCGATGAATACCTCTTCGTACCTATTGAAGTCGACTTGCCTAACCATCTCTACCCTCCGAGGTTATAATCACTATCCTCATGGATCACCTCTACAGATACAGACATATTGACTTCATCTTGCAGCAACCCCCACGCATTCACGAGCCTATCACAGCACTCCTTCAGCCACTCAGGATCCTCCCTAAAATCCGCACAATGCTGTTCGAACACCTCCTTAATAGACTTCATTCCGGGGTAACACTTCTCCATCTCTTCCACAGAACCCGGAAGTTCAAACTCTCCAACGTGGATAGCGTAGAATTTCATCTTGGGCATGATAGGTTCCCGCCTCCCGAGGCTACTCGTCGTCTCCTTCGTAGATCATCTCCACGGACACAAACTTACCGTCGTCGTCTCGCAACACGCCCCACGAACTCACGAGATCTTCACAGTACTCGTTCAACTCCCAGAAGTCCTCTTTGAAGAACGCGCACTGTTGATCAAAGGCGTCCTTGCTACTCTTTGCTCCGGGGTACCAATCTTCCATCTCCTCCGCAGACGCAGAATCCGGAATTTCAACCTCGCCAACGTAGGTGGCGTAGAACTTCATCTTGGCCATGGTAAACCTCTGGTGTGTACACCCAAAAATTGAGTCTGGTAGCGCGCCCCTCTGAGCTCCGCGGTATTACGGTGCTCTGTCTACGAGCCTAGCAAAACTAACATCGGGGCGCAAGGGTTTTTGCGGAGGGTTATGGATGTTAGTATTTTGTCTCTTGGCCCTGCTCGGCCCGGCGGCCTTCGAGGATATGCTTGACAAGATCCTTGGAAGAAACTCCATGCCATTTTGCGAAGTTACGCACCACAAGGAACCGCTCCAACTTCCCCCCACGGCGGGGTTCCACACGGAGCCTGCCGGTTTCTCCAGCCTTGGGGAAGAGCGAGTGTAAAGCCTTGCGGAATTTTGAAAGCGCTACGGGCCTCCCGCGGTTTTGTGGGGTGAAGATATCGTAGAGTTCCTGGACGGTGTAGATGTCGCGGTCGAGAGCCATTTGCCCCACGACGAGTTTTGTAGCGGGTTGCTCTTGCAGCTCCGCAAGCCAGGCTTCTAAATCCGACCGCACGAGTCCGATCATGTCACGCTTGGCGGGCGTCATGGGAGGTTCACCAAATGGATCGAAGCCGGCGAAGCCCTTATAATGTTCCGCGTAGTAACGCAGAGCCTCGGCGCCTCCATTGATGAGCCAATCAAAATAGGTCTGATACCACGAGGCGGAGCTACGATCCGTGGTCACCTCGTGAACGAAGTAACGGCGATCGTTAGGTTCGAGGTAGAAGGCGTCGGGATGGTTACTGGTGAGGTAGTAGTTGCAGCAGTCAGGGATGGAGTATTTTGGAACGCCTTTGGTATTAACCTGCAACATCTGCTGGGTAATGAATTTCTTCAGGACGTCGGCTTTGCTCCTCGAATCGAAGGCGCTGACGTCATCGACCATTACAAACTGTCTGTTGGCCGCCCAGTCCGTGAAGGAGTCTTCGAGCTCGCGTTGGCTGATCTCATTGTAGTTGGAACCGTAGATCTTCCCTAGCGTAACGCCTACGAGACTCTTGCCCTGTCCTGTACCCCTCGACCAGATACCTACACACGAGTTCATCTTCACGCCAGGGTTTTGTATGGGGTAGTAGCACCACTGTTCAAACCATCGCCGATCGCATGGACGAGCATCGTGGAAAAGTAGTTTCAAAAGATCCAACCATGGGGAGATGTCACCTTTGATGGATTCGCACCCCCAGCCATTCCATGCGTTAAGGAGGGTATTGGTGCCTTTCGTTACATACTTGGGTTGTCCTGGGAGGTAAGTGATCTCGTGGACGTCTCTCCGCAAGGGCCATTGCAGCCAAGCGTTGCCAAGTCCTACTTCACTCGATGGTGTGATGCATCGGTGTTTGTTCCATATGGTGCGGAAGTCTTGCGGCTTATGTCGCCGGCCTGATTCATGATACACCATGGTGGGAGAGTGAATAAGACACACTTCATGGTTCATACTCCAGAGGTGGGCACTCAGATTATCCGGTGAGGCCTCTTGAATTACCTGTTCGAGAGCATCCGGGCCGCGGGCCACCACTAGATCATCGAGCCCAGTCTTTGCGTACCCCTCCACGGGAGGGACGAAAGCAACGGCCGGCTGAGCTCCACGGAGCCTCAAGGCGTGTACAAGGGCCCCTATTGCGGTCTGCACCTGGGGGTTGGTGCTGAGGTCAGAGTCATAGCAGATGACCACCAGACGCCCTTCCCATACGATTTTTTCGAGCTCGGGGAGGAAATCCCACCCCAATTTTCGGCTCCGCCAGCTCCAAACACCCCCTAATCCGAGGCAAGCCCACCCATTTTGGGCCGCGCAAGCCGCTTTTAGCTCTCCTTCGGTCAAAATTATGGTCGTTTTTGGCTCCAAAATGATGCGTTTCCAAGGCACGATCCGGGGCAAATAGGCCCCTGGGGGGGTATTTTTGGGCTGCAAATAGCGTAAATCGAGCTCAGAACCGAAGGATCCGGTGGGTTTTTCGAGCAGTCTAAAGCGACATATGTCCTCCCGCAGACGTCCGTCCAAGTCGAAATATTGGATCAACATCGAGGGTACATTGACCTGACGGTCAGGGTGCGCCGCTTGAGTTTGGGTCGCAGACAGTAGCTTGATCCCAAGCTTTGTGGCTTGGGATGGCGTGATACCACTGGACGCAAGTTTTTGATTAAAAAGGGATTTTGGTGTTGTCATGCTACTTTTGTCCTCAGCCTAGCCGCGCGCCGCTCCAAGGGCTGAGGGGCTGAAACCACCGCGGATGGACAAGATCCGCGAGGCGGAGCGACGCGCGACTGAGCGGAGCATACAACACAATGCAAGCAAAAAAGTCAAAAAAAGGCCATTTTGGTGATCCAGTACGAAAAGCACATAGTGAAAATACTATGTAGCTAGATATATTGAGAAAAAAACGTCGGTGATCCAGCAAGAGCCGTTTTTGAAAAGTACTGGATCACGGGGTTCAAATCGAATCTGTAATAAAATCATAAGTTTAAGCCCCCGTGATCCAGTGATCCAGTGATCCACCTCTATATTAATAGTAAGTTCAAAAGTAAGGTTTTTAGGGGTTTTTCAGAGTATATAATAATTTGAGGGCCGGATCACCGGATCACTGGATCACCAGAACGCTTTCGCTAATGATTCCGCCCATTTTTGGTGATCCAGTACAACCCATTTGGTGATCCAGTAAGGTCTAAGTTCTTGATATTGTTCAATATGCTACTGGATCACCAAATGGGTTGTACTGGATTACCAAAAATGTTGGTCGTGGCACCACGATAAGACATCCCTTCCCATACCCTACAGTAATGGTATGGCTCCCAGAAAAGCGAAGCGTAAGGCCTCCAAAAAAGGTGCGGGGAGGGGGAACAACCGCACTTTTGAATCAAGACGAGCAGCGGCATACAAAGCAATCGAGAGCAGGCAGAAGCTAGCTAAAGAAATGAAGCCGGGCCGTATGGCGAAGCTCGAAAGCACACTACCATTCGAACACAAATTCGTTTCAGAATATTGCAAGGACTTCAATGCAGCGCGCGCTATGGTACGCGCGGGGTCGAAGCTCGAAGGAGCACACCTTCGAGTTGAAGCATCAAAACTATCACGTCGACCTAGTGTTGTAAAAGCGGTCAAGGAATATTTGCGTAGCACTACAACACAAGCCGACGTCACGATCAAACGCATTCTACGTGAGTATGAGTTGTTAGCTTTCAGTGACATCACAGATTATACTGTAAATAGCGAAGGCCGGTTGATGGTGGACGACGAAGTGATGGCTCCGGAGAAAAGCCGCGCCGTTCAGGCTGTCAAGCAACGATTCTTTTATGACCAGAACGGTAACGTTACGCGTGGCGAAACAGAGATTAAGCTATGGCCTAAGACGCAAGCGCTCGAAGCGTTGGCCAAGATCCATCAAATGATTATTGAGCACCACGAACACACAGGACCGAATGGCGGCCCCATTCAAGTTGGAGTCATCACTCCCGACCAAGCGGCTACTATGCGTGCACAGATTCTTGGCTATGATGCACCGGCGTTGCCAGAGACACAACAGGAACAGCTTGAAGAATATTCTGAAGATATTATAGACGCGGAGTTGGTTAAGGTAGAATGAGCGAGCAGATTCCTACTAGTGTGTTCCTTCCGTATCAATCTCGCTGGTGTTCTGATCAAAGTCGCGTACGTGTTTGGGAGAAGTCCAGGCGTATAGGAGCATCCTGGGGGTGCGCTGGAGAAAGCGCGCTCGAAGCGGCTACCCAAGGAGGTTCGTCGACATATTACACGTCATACAACAAGGACGTCACACAGGAGTTCGTAAGGGATTGTGAGTTCTGGACACGCCATTTTTTGGGGTCTCAGATCAAGCATGAAGAGGAAGAGCAGAAGATTGACGGCCTAGAGGTGTTGACCTACGTGATCCGGTACCCGAGTGGCAACCGCATCGTGGCGCTGTCTAGCAAACCTACCAACCTACGTAACCGCAAAGGTCGTATCATCGTCGACGAAGCGGCCTTTATGCCGGACCTCCAAGAGACCATGAAGGCTGCAATGGCCATCTTAATGTGGGGTGGTCGTGTTGATATCCTTTCCACCCATAATGGCGTGGATTCGTACTTCAACGAGATCGTAGAGGATGTAAAAAAAGGGCGCCGCAACTACAGCCTACATCAGACATCTCTGGATGATGCGTTGCGGGATGGACTCTTCAAGCGCATATGTCTCGTAACGGGTAGGCCGTGGTCAGAAGATGGGGAACGTAAGTGGCGCGAAGAGCTCGTAGCAGATTACGGCGATGATGCTGATGAGGAGTTGTTCTTAGTTCCTTCGAGATCAGGCGGTACGTATTTGCCACGCGGCATGGTTGAAAATGCCATGGAGGATATCAGGGTCTTGCGATGGGAGCCTCCTACTACGGACTTTGCATCGTGGCCCGATGATCGCCGTACGCGAGAAATGAAAGATTGGCTAGATCAAGTAGCGGCTCCTGTTCTTGCGGGACTCGACAAGAAACTTCTACATGCGTTGGGGGAGGACTTCGGGCGCACAGTTGATTTGACGGTATTTGCTCCGGTGGTGATGCTGCAGAACCTAGATCGTAGGGTTCCGTTCTTGGTAGAGCTACGTGATACGCCGTTCAGGGAACAGGAACAAGCGTTCAACTTCATTTGTGATCGGTTGCCGAGGTTCTTCAAAGCTGCGCTCGATGCTACGGGTAACGGCCAGTACATGGCGGAGCGTGCATGGCAGAGGTATGGTGAAGATTGCGTCGAACAAGTGCATCTATCTACTAAGTGGTACAGCGAACATCTTCCTCCGCTGAAGAAAGCTTTTGAAGATAGCGAAATAGTAGTGCCAAAGGACGCTGACGTGCTACAAGATTTGCTGGCATTCAAGATGATTGACGGGGTGCCGAGGTTGCCTGATGCGAAGACAAAACAGAAAGCAAATACGAAACGCGGCAGAGTCACACGCCACGGCGACGCAGGTGTAGCTATTGCGTTGGGGTATTATGCATCGAGACAGGAGATGAGTGTGTATGAGTATACGTCAGCTAACAAGCGCAGGAGTGGTTTGGGGGCTCGAAATGGATACCAAGGCATTGGGTCTCAGTTGAGAGCTCGCAAAGGAGGGTTGCTCTAATGGCTACAATTTTGGATCATCGGGGTAACCCATTGCGAACCGGAAAGCTTACGAAGGAAGTTGCTACTAGCAGCATCACGAGCATCCGGCAGGTTTGGCACTCCAGCGTTGCTTCTGGACTCACCCCACAAGACTTAGCCCTGATTATACAGAGTGTAGATCAGGGGGACGCAGAACAGTATCTGACTCTTGCGGAAGAGATGGAAGAGAACGAGTTTCATTATCGCTCCGTATTGAGCACTCGTAGGCTTGCGGTGGGTGGTCTCGATGTAATGGTCGAAGCGCATAGCGAGGATGCCCAACATGCAGAGCATGCGGAGTTCGTAACCAACGTTGTAAAGGATGATTCGTTCAGTCCGTTGGTTGATTCGTTGTTGGATGCTCTGGGCAAGGGATACTCTGTAGCAGAGATTATGTGGGACCGAGGTGAGAAGTGGACTCCGTTGGAGTACAAATGGCGGGACCCGAGACATTTTCAGTATGACTTCAAGACACAAAAAGAACTACGTATGCGGGATGAACAAGATATGGTTGATGGCCTTGCGCTTGAGCCATACAAGTTCATCGTCCATCAGCCACAGCTAAAGATGGGGCTGCAGATTCGAGCTGGGTTTGCTCGCCTTGCCGCGGTTGGGTACATCTGTAAGAGCTTCACAGTCAAGGATTGGCTGGCGTTTATCGAAGTTTACGGCATGCCTTTGCGGCTTGGTAAGTACACGAAGGGTGCAACGGATGACGAGAAGAACACACTTCTCAACGCCGTTGCTCAGCTTGGAGTTGATGCAGGAGCCATCATCCCAGATTCGATGATGATTGAATTTGTGGAGTCTGGAGGAGGTAAGGGAACTAACAACGACGCCATCTTTCAAAATTTCGCTGACTGGGTGGATAAGCAGATCAGCAAAGCAGTACTTGGGCAGGTAGCTACTACGGAAGGTACACCAGGCAAGCTTGGTGCTGATGATACGCAGGAGAACGTACGCACCGATATCCTCCATAGCGATGCAAAACAACTCAGCTCTACGCTGAATCGTGATCTGGTCAAGCCTCTCATTGATCTGAACTTCGGCCCTCAAGAGCGTGGCACGTACCCACGGCTTAAGCTTTTCACAGATACCCCAGAAGACTTGGAGATGTTGAGCAAGTCTTTGCCGCCGTTCATCGATCGTGGCCTTCCTGTTGAGGCTTCTGTGATTCTTGATAAGTTTGGCCTGGACGAACCCGCGAAAGGAGCGGTGCTGCTTCAGGTTGGTACTACGCCGGGCGCTGAAGAGAACCTAGACGATGATGATGAACAGGGGACGGGGAAGAAACCTAAGAACGATGATGCTGATGCCGAGGATGTAGACGCGGCGCGTGTTCGCAATCAGGTCATGGCCGAACTCTTTGGGAAGATCCGCAAGGGTAAGAGTTTAACCAGCGACCAACGTGCGGCGGTAGTGGCTTTCGCGGGAGGTTCTACGAGCCTGGCGCAAGATGGCGCTGATGATGAGGATGAGATGGATCGCTTAGCGGTGGAGGCGTTGAAGGATTGGCGAGAGCTTCAGGATCCGGTGCTACAACCTATCTTCGAACTTGCTCGTAGGGTGGAAACATTCGAAGCGTTTAGCGATGGACTAGTTGACGTAGCGGAGCAAATGGATAGCTCCAATTTTGTGGAGAGTCTAGCGACCGCCGGGTTCAAGGCACGGGGGCACGGGGATACGAAGGACGATCCTAATGATTGAGTCGACGTTGACCGCCGCTGAGCGGGTTATCGGGTTGTTGCAGAGCGGCGGTCCGTGGGCTGTAGCTGTAATTGAAGGGGTGGTTGCTTACTTCGTGATCCGTAAGTTGTGGAAGGAGAATGCAGCCCTCCACAAGAAGTTGGAGCGCCACTAGTGCCACCGAAAAAAGCTAAGGTTCCAGGTCCGCCGCCCAAGGAGGCGATTGAATATTTTGAAGCGAAAGGCATGAAGCCAAGTTTCGACTATACGGATGTATGGAAGGAGGAGCATAGTGCAGCCTTCACGGTAGCGAAGGTTATGGAACATGATGTTCTTGAGACGATTAGGCAGCACGTAGACGCAGCGCTCAAAGATGGGACCACGTTTCGGAAGTTTCGTGAGGACTTGGCAGCTACGATGGACCGTAGCGGATGGAGTGACTACAACAAGGGCCGATCCAAAATTCATCGTATGCGCGTAATCTACGACACGAATATGCGTGTTGCGAGATCTTCAGGGCAGTGGCAGAGAATAGATCGCACTAAGGATTTGCTACCGTATCTGGTCTACAGTCTCGGGCCATCGATTCGTCACAGACCCCACCATGAAGCGTGGGCGGGAACTACACTACCTGCTGATCATCCATGGTGGGACGACCATATGGTGCCCAATGGATGGCTCTGTAAATGCTGGGTGCAGCAGGTAAGCAGACGAGAAGCGGAAAGGCGCGGCATTAGCGATGACTCCCCACCCAGCCCAAAAGTCCGATGGGTGAACAAGAAGACTGGAAAGGTCGAGATGATCCCGGAAGGCATTGACCCGGGATGGAATTATAATCCCGGCAAAAATCGCATGCTAGGGCCCGAGACGGCGGAGAAGGAGGCTGGTCTGTGAGAGTGCGTGGACGGGTATCTCCTGCGAAGGCTGCGCGGATTTTGGGGGTACACGTGAGCACCGTACGTCGCTGGTGCAGGGCTTCAGAAGCTGGAGTCTCGGACAAATTACCCAATACTATGCGCCATGATAACGGATATTTCTTTATTGATTCTAAGGACTTACGAAATCTAAGTGACAAACCCTGAGCATCCGCCATGGCATACTATGCCAAAGACCCTACAGGAGGGGTGATGGAAAGATCTTTCGACGTTACGCTTTGTAATACCGCCTCAGCGGAGAAAGCGCTTCTACGTCAAGCTAATCTCGAAGTTGGGCTCTGTCAGGTTATCTCGATTGTTGGTGATGATCCTCCTGAGTGGATACCTCTTTTGCCGGCAGGCGATTTGATTGAAGCTCTTGATGGACGTGTATGGCGCAATCTGGATCCGCAAGGCGTAATCGATCGTTTTGAGCAGGATCCGCGAGATGTCCCAGTTGACTGGGAGCACGCACAAGAGGTCAAGGCTCCTTGGGGAGATCAAGCCCCTGCGGCTGGCTGGGTTGTTGCGATGGAGCTCCGCGATGGGGCTATTTGGGGTAAGGTTGATTGGACTGAGCGCGGGGCGGAGTCGGTTACTTCGAAAGAATATCGTTACATCTCTCCTGCATTTACACGGGAGTTCAAAAATGCGGATGATGAGATAGGATCTGTCTACAAGATCAAATCAGCCGCTTTGGTTAACCAGCCGGCGCTAGATATGCCGGCCGTAGCTAGGGAACAGAATACTAACCAGCAGATTGCTGCGCATCAGGAGAAAGACGGAATGGATAAGAAGGAACTTTTGGCTCTGCTGGGTTTGGCAGAAAACGCGACGGATGACGAGATCAAGAGCGCGGTACAGACTTACCAAGATGCACAGAGCAAAGCGGGAGAGCTCGAAGCAGAGCTGGAAACGGCGCGCGCCAAGGAGAAGGATTTCGAAGTCCAGCTCACTAATGCGCGCAAGGCAAATCCGTCGCTCGAAAAGTTTGTGCCGCGTGGTGACTACGATGCCGTCGTTGCTCGTGCAAAGACTGCAGAGGACAAGCTCGGCGAGCAAGCGCAAGAGCAACACAAGAATCTTGTGGATGCTGAAATCGCCGCGGCTCTCAAGGCTGGTAAGATCACTCCCGCAACGAAGGACTTCTACGTCGATGCTTGCAGCAATGTAGAGGGCCTTGAACGATTCCGGAAGTTTGTGAAGGACGCCGCCGCTGTTGGCGATCCGAGCGACCTCGAAACACGCTCCACTCCCGATAGCGGTGGTAGTGCATTGACCGCTGAGGAGCGGAAAATTTGTGAACTTTGCCAGATCTCCGAAGAGAGTTACCTGGCCACCAAGAAAGAAGAGCTTGCGCGGCAGGCGTAACAAAACACTAGGAGAAGACTTATGGCGGCATTGACTGCAGATCGTAAGACCCCGCGACGTGATGGTGAGCAATTTAGCTACCCCATGGCGGCGGCCACTGAAATTTTCATGGGTTCTCTTGTGGTGCTGGATTCGTCTGGCAACGCCGAACCCGGCTCTGCCGCTACTGGCAAAATTGCCGTAGGGCGCGCTGAAGAGTACGTCAACAATACCGGTGCTGCTGCAGCAGACAACATCGAAGTCCGTGGCGGTGTTTATCGGTGGGCTAACTCCGCGACTAACACTCTCACCAAAGCCAATATTGGTGATACCGTGTATATCGAGGATGATCAGACTGTTGGCTCGCTCGCTACCGGTATGAGCGCTGCCGGGCGTATGGTCGACATCGATACCAGCGGCGTTTGGGTTGAGACTTACCCTCCGTTGGTTTCTGGCCTTGCGGCTGCGAACAACCTTTCGGACGTTGGTAGTGCTGCTACTTCGCGGACTAACCTCGGCCTCGGCACCATGGCTACCCAAGCTGCCAGCGCCGTTGCCATCACTGGCGGTTCTGTTGCGGGCATCACCGATCTTGCTGTAGCGGATGGCGGTACCGGTGCATCCACCGCGGCGGCTGCTAGGACTGCACTCGGTGCGGATGAGCTCGCGCTCACCATGCGGGTGAGTAATCTTGTCGGCGCGGATGCCAAGGTTTATCGGGCGGTGGCTCCGGTTGCTGGCGATATCGTGGATCTTCAGTCGGTACTCGAGGAGGCGGCTCTTGCTACTGGGGATGCGACGCTGACGTTCTCTATCGGTGGAACGCCTATCACCAGCGGTGCTATCACGATCACACAATCTGGGTCTGCTGCGGGTGATGTTGATTCGGCAACCCCTTCTGCAGCAAACACCGTTGCGGCTGATGACGTGATCGAGTGCACTGTGGGCGGTACGAACACCGACACAGATGCATTCGCTGATGTCACTATCAGGATCAACTACTAAGAGAGAAGGAACACAGTACGATGATCATCAATCATTCCAGCCTTGCAACTCTGCGGCGTGTGTACAACGCTGCATTCAAAAACGGCTTCAGCCGGGTAACTCCTGACTGGACCCAGATCGCCACTAGGATTCCGTCCGGTAGTGAATCCAACATCTACGCTTTTCTTGGTCAGTTCCCCAGGCTGCGTGAGTGGCTTGGCGATCGCCAAGTGAAAGACCTTGCGGCGCACGCATACACCGTCACGAATAAGCCTTTCGAGGCTACCGTGGGCGTTGATCGTGACGCAATCGAAGATGATACTTATGGAGTGTACTCCACTCTGATGGAGGAAATGGGATACTCTGCTGCTCTCCATCCTGATGAGATCATTTTCGCCGCTCTCGCTGCTGGTATCACGGATCTCTGTTACGACGGCCAGGCGTTCTTTGATACGGACCATCCTACGTATGACGGCAACACCGCATCTAACTACGATTCCACCGGTTCGGGCAATTTGTGGTTCCTCTTGGATACGCGGCATCCGCTGAAACCGATGATCCTCCAGAATCGTAAGGAGTATGCATTCCAAGCGCTTACTAACCCCACTGATGAGAACGTCTTCATGCGGAAGAAGTTCTTGTATGGCGTTGATGGACGTTCGGCCCCGGCCTACGGTTTGTGGCAGTTTGCGTATGCTTCGAACGACACGCTCAACTCTACGAACTTCGATACTTATGTTACCAACATGATGAACCTGAAGAGCGATGAAGAGAAGCCACTTGGTGCGCGCCCGAATCTTCTCGTTTGTGGGCCTTCGAACCGTGCGGCGGCGAGGAACCTCATCGAAGTGCAGTTCCTCGCTGGCGGTGCCAACAACCCGAACTACAAAGAAGTGGACGTTCTCGTTTCGCCGCATCTGACCTAAGGAGTTGTTATGGCTCGTCGACGCAACCAAAAATCTTCGCAGGAGCGAAGTTTTCAGCCGACGAAGTTTTATCGACAGGAGAATACCGTGGAGACCACGGAAGAGAAAGCAGAAGTCCTACAGGACGCTTCCTCGGAGAAAGCGGATACATCCGTAGAGGAAGCGTCCCAGGAAATTGATGCGCAACCCGTAGAGGAAACGCCCCAAGAAGCTTCTTGGAAGCAAGTTCCCAACACTAAAGAAATGCCCTCCGTAGAGGAGATCATGGAAGGTGTGAGATGTTCTGAGTTGGCTGCTGGGGCGTATCGTGCAGCGCTTCTGAAGATTGCCAAGGAACATGAAGTTGCGGATTTGGCCAGGCGCAAAGAGTCTGTTCAGCATTATATTGTGAGGTCCGCCACTTCTAGAGGCTATTGGCGTGTGGGGCGGCATTTCACTACGCAGCCTACCACTGTATTTGCCGATGAGCTGACGAAAGAGCAACGTAGGAACTTGGAGAGCAGTAACCCGGATCACCTGAAGGTGACCAAAGTTGGGTTCTGACAGGAGGGTTTAGTTTGTGCCTTACGCCACTCAGTCAGATATGGAGTTGTACTTCGGCACAACAGAGCTCCTTATTGCGGCTGACCGCGACGGTGACGGAAGTCTCGACACTAGCGTGGTCAGCACCGCATTGACCAATGCATCTGAGGAAATGGATTCGTACATTGGTGTACGGTACGAACTGCCTCTAACCACTACAACCCCTACGGTTCTCAAAAACTACTGCTGCGATATTGCAATGTATCGGCTGTCCATCGAGTCAGCATCGTTGACCGATGACAAGCGCACACGTTACGAGGATGCGTTGACGTGGTTGTCGCGACTTGCGGGAGGGAAAGTAACTCTCGGCACTACTGATGCATCTGAAGAAACGGATGCAGCTCCAGAATTGCATGATGACAATCCCGTACGACAATTCACGCGCGCTAAGTTAGAAGGTTTGTGGTGAGTGTAGGACTGCGGTTCAAAATCGACAGCATGGGCTTGGATAGGGCCCGCCGTGTTGTCAACAGGATGTCATGGATACAGATCGATGATCTGTTAGACAACATTGGCAGTCTGATTGACAACCGAGTCAAAGCACGAATCGTTGAGGAGAAGCGAGAGCCGAGCGGACACCCATGGAAGCCTCTCAGCAAGAATTATGCTGCATGGAAAGCTGTGAAGCGTCCCGGTATAGGTATGTTGGAATTCGACGGACATCTTCGAGACAGCATTACATACGTTGTGGGGACGGGTAAGGTCGATATCGGTAGTAATCTCGTGTATGCGAACTACCAGAATAGCATACGCCCATTTTTAGGTGTGTCGAGTGATGACAGAGATGAGATCGAAGATCTCACAGTGAACTGGCTCGAATCTAGAATGGGTATCAAACTATGACGCTTGTAGCTCTAAGGACCGCCATAGTCTCTTCCATTGAAGCGAATGTGTCTGCATTCAATCAAGTGGAGGAGCATGGTGGATCGTTCAACAAGCAAGAGCTACAGCGTTGCGCTACCAAGGCACCAGCTTGCTTTGTTGCTGTGCTGGGTGGTCCTGTTACCAGAGATAGCACCCAAGCTGTGATTCAGGCCAACGTAGGGGCTTTCATTGTTACCCGTGGTTCGTCCGGAACCAAACGTGACGCCGCTGTTCTCTCTCTTGTGGAGAGCGTTGTAGGGCTTGCTGTAGAAAACAAGTGGTCCTACGCGTATGCTAAGGCTCCAACGGACATTCGTGTTGATAACCTTTACAGCGGCGACATCGATGCAAAAGGCGTTGCCTTGTGGTCGGTAAGCTGGTCACAACAAACTGATGTCGATGTATATGATGTCGACAGTTTGGATGATTTCCATACGACGTATTTTGATCATGACTTGGCGACCCGCGACGGGCAGGTCGAAGCTGAGGGCATGGTACAACTCCAAGGATCTTTCATGGCTGCGTACGGTCAGATGAATGTTACTTCCTCCGCTGCTACGAGTTGCGGCACGCCTGATACGTACGTTAAGGCCGCGGGAACTACGGAGCTCAATCTGTACTCTGATGTTGATATGCCTACAAACAATAGGCTGCGGCATACTGGGACAGTAGCAAAACCCTTCCTTTCAACAGCTTCTGTGTCTGTAGACGTTGACACAAGTTGCAAAGTCACTCTTGCCTTTGCGAAGAACGGTACAGTCGATACTGATTCTGAGATCGAACAAGAAATTGTAGCAGGGGACCCGCAAGCTTTCTCGCTCAAACATCTGGTCAGCTTGGATGAGAATGACTACTTAGAAGTGTGGGTCAAAGCTAGCCTTGCGGCGGGAGTGACTCTTACTAAGGCCAATTTTGTGTTGGCTGCTACATGAGGTTTTGCAATGGGACGTTTTAATATCAAACCGGCGCGCGAAGGGTTGATTGTACGCGACCCTATCACGTTAAAACAACTGGCCGCTGAGGGTGAGCAGAAGCCTACCAGTTCTTATTGGCTGCGTAGAATCCGAGACAATGATGTCGTTGAGGTGCACGTAGCACAGAAGAAAAAGAAGCGCGTTGATCTGTCTGCAGAGAAGGATGACCGCACGGCGGAGATTAGCCCCGAAGTGAGAAAGGGTAAGTAAATGGCTATTTCGTTCAACCAAATTCCCGTGAATCTCAATATCCCGGGGCAGTTTATTGAGTACGACAACAGCAGAGCCGTTCAAGGGCTTACTACGATGCCCAAGAAGGCGTTGGTCATCGGCCTTCGCACTTCTTCCGGTACCGTCGCCGAGAACACTCCCACTATGGTTCCCAGCTCGCAATCTGGGGAAACCTTTTTTGGTCATGGGAGCCAACTTGCTCAGATGATCGAGGCATTCAAAGCTCTGAACCCCTACACGGAGCTTTGGGCTATCGCTATGGACGAAGAAGGTGGAGGGGTTGCAGCCACCGGGACGTACACATTTAGTGGTACGGCCACAGAAGCTGGATCCATCTACACGTACATCGGCGGAGAGAGGATCGTCACGGCGGTTGCTTCCGGCGATGCGGCGGATACGGTTGATGACAATGTGGCGGCGGACATCACTACGTATCTGACTACTAGCAACCTCCCCGTATCTGCGGCTGCGGCGTCATCGGTTGTCACTGTGACTTGCCTGCACAAGGGTACATGCGGCAACGGGATCAAGCTCGAAATCAATCGAGGGGATGGCGAGACTACTCCCGCAGGACTCACCAATACCGTGGTGGCGATGGCGAGCGGTGCTACCGACCCCGCAATGTCTGGTCCTATCGCGGTGTTTTCCGATGTCTGGTACACCACGATTGTGTCGGCCCTTGCTGATGACACGAACCTTGATCTCCTCGAAGCGGAGCTCCTCACTAGATGGGGCCCGATGTACATGAAGGATGGTCATATCTTCGCCGGCGTGACTGATACCTTGTCCAATATGACTACGGCGGGTAATGCTCGTAACAGCCAATTTACTACGCTCTTCGGTGGAGGGTTGTCTCCAACACCTCATTGGATTTGGGCGTCTGTTGTAGCGGCCCTCGATGAGGCTGAGCCGGATCCTGCGCGACCGAGACAAACCTTGTTGATCAAAGGTTGTGTCGCTCCTCTCGCGGCGGATCAGCTAACGGGTACGGAGCGAAATACTTTGCTCACTGATGGCGTATCGACGTACACCATTGGCACCGATGGTAGTTGCTACGTTGAGCGGCTGATTACTACGTACCAGACCAACGCTCTGAGCTTGCCGGATCCGAGCTACCTCGATTTGTGTACTATGCGGACACTGGCTTACTTGCGGTATTCTTTGCGGACTCGCATTGCGCTTAGGTTCCCGAGGCATAAGCTGGCGAGCGATGGCACTAATTTTGGTCCTGGCCAAGCAATCGCCACCCCTGCATTGATCAAATCAGAGATCTTGGCTCTTTTTGGTCTGTGGGAATCAGAGGGGCTTGTAGAAGATTTCGAGCAGTTCAAAACGGATATCATTGTTGAGCGCAATTCGAGCGATGTCAATCGCGTTGATGTCCTGCTCTCGCCTGATCTGATGAATCAGTTCCGGGTGTTCGCCGGCCAGATTCAATTTTTGCTGTAAGGAGTTAGTGCTATGGCTCAGGTGACTGGCATTGTTAAGGTGTTTGTAAATGGAGCTCTGAAGAGATCCAAAGATGGCGCTAAGCTGAACACAGGAGGCAAGGAGAGGACTGCGCAAACAGGACATTCTGTGTATGGGTATTCGGAGAAGGTCGTTCCTGCGGTTGTCGAATTCACGCTTGCACATACTGCGGACGAAGATCTTATGGCTATCAATGATCTGGTTGAAGCTACGTTGCGATTTGAGACAGACGTAGGCGTTACTTACCTCGTTCAAAACGCGTTCACCACCAAACCAACGGAGTTGACCGGTGGAGAAGGTGACGTGGCGGTTGAGATGAGTGGGGATCCGGCGGTAGAGGAATAATAGATGGTTGATGAGCACAACGAAGCGCTTCTGGACGACTTGGCGGTCGATGACGCACAGTTTTTGACGCTTAATGATGACGGCACCATTACCGTTGCATTGGCGTCTACTGTGCGGGTGAAGATCGGCAAGGACTACCAGGATATCGATAGTCTGACATTTCGCAAGCCCAAGGGGCGCGATTGGATGGCTACTGACAAAGTCAAGGGCGATATCAAGACAACGGTATGTCTGGCTAGCGCATGCTCCAATACTCCTATCGATGTCTTTGAAGAGATGGAATCAGAGGACTTTCTTCGTGTGCTGAAGGTGGTGGGTGATTTCGTGGGAAAAGGATTAGTAACCTCGGAGACGTCATAGGGTACATCGCCGCTTTTTTCCACTTCCCACCCTCCGAGCTATGGGCGATGACAGCGGAGGAGATCATCTTTTGGTGTGATCAAGCTGAGAGATTGAACAAACCCCATGGCAGGTAATCTACAAGTAAGTTTCGTTGTTCGGTTGATTGACCGCATGACTGCCCCCATGCGGAGGGTAACGAACAACTTCGCTGCTATGTCTGAGGCCAAGCGAAAGGCTGATGAAAGGTTCGCGCAAGCGGGTGCGATGCGCCAGACTGCAGAAGGCGTGAGCCGGTTTGCTCGTGTTGCTCGCGCTGCTGTCGCGGCACCCATAACGGCGTTTGAGGACTTTCAGGCGGCTATGTCGGGGGTGCGCGCTGTAAGCGGCAATCTTTCGGACGATGCTTTTGTCAAATTGACTACTCGGGCAAAAGAGCTCGGCGCCACTACTCGATTTACAGCGACTCAGGCGGCGGAAGGTTTCCGATTTTTCGCCATTGCGGGATACAATGCTGAGCAACAGCTCGCGGCACTCCCCGCGGCTATGGATTTGTCCACCGCATCAGGTACGGACTTAGGCCGTACGGCTGACATCTTATCGGACATCATGGGAGCTTTCGGCAAGGAAGCAGAAGACGCCAGGAACGTTTCTGATCAGCTTGCTACTACATTGACCAGTAGCAACGTCACGATGGAAACAATGTTCGAGACTATGAAGCTTGTGGGTCCTGTGGCTACTGATTTCGGCTATTCCATGGCCGATATGGCGGCGATGACAGGCTTCATGGGCTCCGCCGGTATCAAAGGGTCTTTGGCGGGTACCGCATTGCGTTCGGCTATGCTTAAGATGGCGGACCCCACGAGTAAGGCAAGGGCCGGACTGAAACATTTTGGCATCGCCGTTGATGATGGAACCGGCAATATGCGGCAGATGGTCGATATTTTGTCTGATGTAGCGGACAAGACGAAGACCATGGGAACACGGCAACGTGCCACGTTCCTGAAAGAATTATTCGGTTTACGTGCCATTTCTGGGATGAGTAAGTTGCTGGCCCAGGGAGGGGACGCCATACGTGAATTCAGTGCGCGCATTGAGAATTCCTCCGGAGCCGTAGCGGAGATGGCGCGCATATCGGATGATAACGCGAAGGGCGCCACAACGCGTTTGCTTTCTGCTTTGGATGGATTGGCTGTAGAAGTAGGCGAACAGCTTGAACCAGCTTTAACGTCCTTGAAAAACACACTTACCGAAGTGATTCAGTCTGTGACTAGCTGGGCTATAGAGCATCCTACACTTACCAAGGTGTTGGGTGGTTCTGCTGCTATTGTGGCAGCTTTGTCTAGCGCTTTGACAGGGTTGATTTTTTCGATGGTAGCCCTGAAAGCTGCATCCGGTGTAGCGGCGTACGGGATTGGAGGGTTCAAAACAGCACTGCAACTGTTGAGCGGAGCATTGGAAGCCACTATGCTCAGAATGGAGGCCGCTACTGCTGCGACACAAGTCCTGAGTTTTGAAACGATGCCGGCTAAGAAAGGCATCTTTGGGATGACGAAGGAGATCTTAAAGGCTATTCCTGCATTCATTGGTCTGAAGTTTTCAGCATGGGGGGCAGCTATCGGAATCAATGCAGCTCTGTGGCCCGTCCTAGCTATTGCTGCAGCCATTACTTTGATTGTGGCGGGCGTATATTTGGCCATCAGATATTGGGATAAAATCACTGCGGCGGTGGAGCGATTCAAAAATGCATCCATGAGAACCAAAATCATCCTTGGTTTGCTGCTGGCTCCTGTCATAGCTGTTCTGTCCCCTGTTCTGGCTTTAGCGTACCTGGCGGTGAAGCTGAAGAAGTATTGGGAGCCGATCAAGGTATTCTTTTCGGAGTTGTGGGATTCGATTACGACTGGAGTAAAAGAACTTGTTGGGTGGTTGAAGAAAATTGAACTGCCCGCACCTCTACGAGCAATTTTGGATGCTCATTTAGAGGCTGGGGGTATGGCTGCCCAGGCTGCATCTTTCGTAGGTGGGCAAGCTAAGGAGTTCGCTGCAGAGACGAAATACATAGCTACTGGGGACCGGACAATTACGGAGCGCGCAGCTCCGGAGAAGACTGCACGTTTGGAGGTCAAGGTAGATTCAGAGGGAAATGCATCTATCAGGAAAGCTGAGGCGGAGGGTTTCGATCTAGACATTGAAAGCTGGTACAACGGTCCGGCTATGGCGACGTCATGAGTTGGCGTGATAATCTACATCTTGAGGGTAAGGGATCTTTCAAGGGAGTGGAGTTCTACGTAGATTCGATCACGAGCAACATCGGGCGCCGTACGGTGCTCCACGAGTTCCCGGGGAAGGACCAGCCTTTTGTCGAAGATCTTGGACGTCGGGCGCGTGTTATCGAGATTGAAGCGTACGTACTAGGCGATGACTACATGGCGCAACGCGACTCTTTGCGCGACGCCATAGAGGCCGCGGGGTCGGGTCCTTTGACGCACCCTTATTGGGGTGCAATGACAGTCACTCCCACGGGCCAGGTTTCCATTCGGGAGACTCCCTCCGATGGAGGCATTGCCAGGATCCGATTCCAATGTGTTGAGGCAGGATCGGAGCTCATACAGGTGGAGCCTGATAGGGCTTCGCAGGTGGAGGAGGCGGCTACCGTAGCGGCTGTTGCCGTAGCAGAGCAATTTGAAGAGGACTTCGAAACGATCGGGTACATCGCACATGTGGCTGCTGCCGCCACTAATCTGGTCAATGCCATAATAAGCGACATCCGCGACATTAAGAGCTACGTCAACGCAGCCATGGCGATCGTTGATACGATTGGCAAGGCACTTGATGACATAGCCGATGCAGTGGCGTCGTTGATCGCTCTACCAGGGCAACTTGCGTCTGAATTTGAAGCCGTCATCAATTCTATGATGTCTAGTATAGGGTCCATTGGGAGCGCATGGGATGCTTACTTTAGCACAGTGGAAACCGCTGGCGGTATTGCGGGAGATCCATCCACTGTGGCTATTGGCGCATCTCCCGCATCGAGTAACACGCGTGTTGATATCCTTACTAAAACTTTCGATGAGATGACATCGATTGGAGCGGATTGGACAACCGTAGCTGAGACGACTCCTCAACGTGAACAGGAGGCTGCTAATCAGGCTGCGCTGAGGAAGCTCATTAGGGCGCAAACAGTCGTCGAGACTTGCAGAGCTTTGGTAGACATACCGTTCACGAGTCTTTCTGAGGCGAACACAGTACGCGATATTGTGCTGGATGAGCTAGACACACTACTCGAAGAGGCCGATGATACTGAATACGGTCCTTTCGTGGATCTGCGGGTAGCTGTGGTGCAATACCTGGCTGATGTTTCAGCAGCATTGCCACGTGTGGTGTCGTACACACCAGCCACCTCTTTACCCGCGCTCGTATTGGCGCAGCAACTCTACGGAGACCCCACACAAGACGTTGACTTAATTGCGCGCAACAACATTCGCAACCCATGCAAAATTCCGGAATTTGCGGAGCTGGAAATTTTGAGCGATGAGTGATTTCACACTCAACGTCGGAGGGCTTCGTTATTCTGGGTGGACTGCGCTTTCCGTCACCAGGGGACTTAGCCAGCTAACGCATTCCTTCAACATGCGGGTAACAGATCAATGGGCTGGTTTGGGAGAGCGTGTAGAGATCAGAGCGGGGCAAGTCGTTGTGGTGAAGTATGGCAACCAAACCATCACTACAGGCTATATTGATGATGATGAGCTCAGCTATTCTGCAGGTCAGCGCAGCTTGTCGTTTTCAGGCCGTAGCAAGACTGGGGACCTGGTTGATTGTGCGGCTGTGAGAAGCAACGGAAAGCGGTCATGGTTGAAGGCTGGGTTGTCGACTATCGCGAGCGAGATATGCGACCCATTCGGTATTTCTGCTACGATCAACGCTTCCGCCGGCGGTGCATTTTCTCGCTTCACCATTGAGGAGGGGGAAACTGCTTTCATGTGCCTGGAGCGCGCCGCCCGCAGGAGGGGGCTCCTTCTATTGACTGACAACGAAGGGAACCTCATTTTCGACCGTGCTGGGTCAGGCCGCATTACTACCCGTATTGAATTTGGCAAGAATGTGCTTCGTAGCTCCTCCAGGCGTTCGTGGAGGGATCGATTTCAGACGTACACGATCAGCACACAAGCTACGGGTGATGATAATATGTATGGTACTGCTACATCATTGACTCGGACTGTTACGGATAGTGGGGTAGACCGCTATCGTCCTACAGTGATATTGGCGGATACGGAAGATTCGGGGGCGGAGCTGAAGAAACGTGCGAATTGGGAGTGCAATACTCGCGCTGGAAAGTCTCGAGAGTTGACCTATACAGTACGTGGATGGGAGCATGATGATGGCTTGTGGGAGCCTAATCAGCTAGTTCGTGTTGTGGATGAACAGCATTGGCTAGACGATGAGCTACTGATCACAGGAGTCACCCAACGAAGGGATGAGTCTGGCACCGTTACTGATCTTCAACTCTCCGCAAAAGAGGCGTTCGACGTGCAGCCGCTTCCGTCACCAAAGGCGAAGTCTTTTTGGGAATCATGATGTCGAGAAGATTCGTCCCTATTATGCAGAGGATGTTGCAGCCGATAATGAACAAGTTACGCTTGCTGGTGTCACGTGGCGTTGTTCGTGTTGTTGATGATGCAAAGAAAATGCAATCTCTGCAAGTGGAGCTCCATGAGGGGGAGCTGCACGATCAAGTAGAGCGTTTTCAAGATTTCGGATTTACCAGCGTTCCGAAGCCGGAAGCTGAGGCGATCTACCTCTCCGTGGGTGGTAACCGTGCAGCGGGGGTGGTTGTTGCTGTGTCTGATAGGCAGTACCGCCCCACGGGCATGGCCGAAGGTGACGTATGCCTCTACACGGAATCAGGGGAGCGGGTGTATCTGAACAAAGCCGATGATGTAGTGCACATAGGTGCAAAGAGTGCAGCAGACTGGGTGGCATTGGCGGCGGACACTAAAGCGGAGATTTCCGCGTTGCGCGATACGGTAGATAGCCTTATCACTGCGTATAATGCACATATTCATATAACAACCGCAACCGTAGGTCTTGGCCCTGCTGTTGGAGTTATCAGCCCCACAACTTCCACTGCAACACCCCCCGCTGCGGTGGGTGACGTTGCGGCCACGAAGGTTAAAGCGACATGATGCAGTTGACGTACGATATGGATACACAGACATCGGATCTTTCGCGCCCGGATGACGCGAATTTTGAGTCAAGCGAACTTCTGAATACCGCCGTGTTTATGTCACTGTTCACCCGTCGCCGGGCGGAGGATGATGATGTATTGCCGGAACCACTTGCGCATCGGGAAGGTTGGTGGGGGTCGGCGTACGAAAAGGAATCGGGGCATCAGATTGGATCTCGTCTTTGGTTGCTAAGGCGCGCGGCTCCTACGCAATCTACACTCAACTATGTAAAAACGTATAGCTACGAAGCTTTGCAGTGGATGTTAGATGACGGCATAGCTAAGTCCATTGACGTCGAAGTTGAATGGCAGGAAGGCCGGAGGTTGGCGTTCAAAGTAGAGATCACAAAACCGGATAAGGTGGCGTCTCGTTGGACGGGCGTATGGGATGCTCATCTTGGAGAGTTGTAGAGGTTCATAGATGGCGTTGCCTAGACCAACGTTAGCCACTTTGATACAGCGATCGCGAAGCGACATTGAATCGCGGTTGACTGGCTCTGTTGCTACGATCAGAAATTCAGTGGAATCGGTGCTTGCCCGCGTTGTAGCCGGGGTTGCGCATGGATTGCATGGCCATCTTGTCTGGCTTTCTAGGCAGCTTTTTCCGGATACCGCAGAATCCGAATACCTCCTCAAGTGGGCGGCTATTTGGGGCCTTGAAAAGACGGCATCTGTTGAGGCTACTGGGGATTTGGTAATCACTGGTACCAATGGCTCTACATGCCCCATAGGCAC